TCTGACAGGTCTCCAGAGGCATTTTCACAATATGCTTGTCTGGAAGTACCGCAGCAGAAAGCACAGGACATTCATCAGTCACAAAAATGTTCAAGGTTAGTTCCTCAAAGTTTTCTAATAATTAAAAAGTTGTTCTAACTATTCAAATATATTATCTCTTTTAGAAAGTTTGCTCTTCTAGAAACAATACTTTTGAATTACATACTTAACTTGTTCTGGTTTATCTTCCATCCAATAGGCTTCGTGTTCTATCTGTCTGGATGAAGTAGACATTCTAACAGAGTTTTCAATATCTTGAAGTTTATTTTGTGGAAGAGGCATATCTTTTAATGGAATATAAAAAGGTTTATATCCTCTGCACATATGAGCAACATGAGTTGCTTCGTGATATACAGTTTCATTTACATAAAACTTAACATCATTCCCACTATGTTTAATGTTATTCGTACAAATAACTAATTTGTTAGTATTAACATATCCAAAAAAGTTTTTGTCCCTACAAAACTCAACATTTTCTTTAACTGAATACTTTGCACGAATAACATTTTGAATAATCTCACGACCTATAGGAGTCAAATAAAGAAGAAATTCCATCAACCAAAAGTACTATCTGGTTCCAAAGCAATCCAGTAAGAAAGATTATACTTTGTATTCTTGAACTGTGACAGTAGTTTTTCTGACACAACCACATCATAAGATCCGGGAATGATCTTGATGTTCTCAACCTTGAAGTTGAAGGTAAATTCCTTGTTCGTTTCACCAACAACGATGGAGTATTCGTTAGAAGTATCGTTTTTCTTGTCCCGAACCACCAGACGGATCACTCCTGCCTCACCGACCGCAGAAAGATCGGGAAGTTGATAAACACCTGCTGCCTTGACCAGTTTCTCCAGAGTTACACTATCAACTTGGAAACAAACGTCCTTTGAAGGAAGTTGGATCTCCTTTTCGGGAGGAGAAATGATCACATTAGGATCGGCATAGAAATACTTCACCCTACGCTTACCTTCACGAATAGTGATATAAGATTCTTCAGTAAAATCAAGATCGGGATCCTGATGAAGACTAATACCATTTAGAAACTGGTTCAGATCATAAATGGCAAAATCACGGGGGAACTCTTCGGTGATCTCTGCCTCTGCCAGAATGTTTTTGGCAACAGAAATAGTACGAAGACGATTACCCTTTTTCACAAGAATTGAATTATTAATACCAGCAAAGTTCTTGAGAAGAGCGCAGGTATTGTCAGAGAGTTTCATAGTTTTGTCTTGGATTTTCATAATCAATATTGGTATTGGTCAGATTTGTTTTCATGAAGACCAGCAAAATTATAAAGAAGAATGCAGTAATGAATTGCCTTCAAAATATCCATCTTAGATTTGCCATTTTTCTTACCAAAGCGAGAAAGATACTTGATTGCATTTGAACGAGTAAATGCTTCGGCATCACCAATACTTTCAATCAAATCAAGAGTTTGAGTTTTGGATTGCTCAGAAGTATAATGTGAATGGTAGGTACTGGCAAGATACTCTTCAATTTCTTTCAGAGTCTTATCTTCGTTGTATTTCCAAAAATGATCTTTGTTATCTGCCATAGTAAAAATAAAATAAGGGGGAAGTCATAATTAACCTCCCCCAATTATATCAGAATTGAGGTTGCTCGTCAACCTTGAGTTCACTTTGAACAGGCATCACGAAGTCAGCATCAACCTTATCGTACAGTTCCAAGAAGGCAGTCTTGGTCTCATCGTCAAAACGATTGATGCAAACCTTAATTGCCTTTGCTTTATCAGTGAAGATGCTATAGGCACGGATGATATGAACCAGGCGGCGAGTGCTGATGATTTCCTCAATACCACCATCATAGAAGGTCTTACGGATCACGTCCGCCCAATCAACTAACCGCTTACAGAAATCACGATCCTCAAGACCAAGATCCAGAGAAATACCCTCAAGGATCTTCTGTTCGGTGGCAACGGCAGGATAATCCTGTTCCAGAGTTACAGGGAAACGCTCTAGGAACGCTTCGTTGAGAACGTTAGTGCCGATAAATCGCCCATCATCAGAACCCTTACCCTTAGTGTTTGCGGTGGCAAATACGTTAAATCCTGCAGCAGGTTTCACGAAACGTCCGATCTTCTTCAGGAAGATACCTTTTCCTTCAAGAACAGATTGAAGGCACAGAATCTTGTTAGAAGCAAGGTCAATCTCATCCAGAAGCAGAATTGCTCCTCGCTGCAGTGCCTCAATCACGGGTCCATTGTGCCAAACAGTTTCACCATTGACCAGGCGGAAACCACCAATCAGGTCATCCTCGTCAGTTTCAATTGTAACGTTAACACGAATCAGTTCACGCTTCAGTTGAGCACACGCTTGCTCCACACTGAACGTTTTACCATTACCCGAAAGACCCGTAATGAACGTAGGATAGAAAAGACGGGACTGAATAATTTTTTTAATATCGTTAAAGTTACCAAACTTGACGAAGGTATCATCTTTATCAGGAATCAGGTTTTGTTCGACAGCAGGAAGAGCAGCAGGAGATTGGAAAGTGCGTTCAATCTCTTCAACACGCTCTTGAGTCACTTCAAGGTTCCAGCGACCACGATCTGTCTTGAAGGATTCAAGGCGACGAGTAACAGTCTGATAATTGAGACTGCGAGAGGCACAGAATCCGCGAATGTCACCAGCGGAAATTTCAGTACCAAAGGAAGATCGGAGATCAGAAATCAGTTGTTCGTCAGTCACGGAAATTTTGCGAGGCATAATGTAGTTAGGTGTGTTTCATTTGAACTCTCATATTATACACATAAAAAAGGGGCAGGTAAGTGCCCCATGTGACGGTTTGGAAAGTGGCATCACCTTCTCAGATTCAATTAATATTTGGTCTGGTTTTTATTTTTCTCAAATCTTGACCATGCATGGTATTTCTTGGATCACCACCAGCATCGACAGTAGATTTAATCGCTCTCATTTTTTTAGATTTTAACTTAGAGCTTTGTCCAACATAAGAATTTGGTCTTTTGAGATAATCACGCTCATGTTTAGCAGCCTTCTTATTTACTTTATCACTCGGAAATTCTTTTTTTTCCTCACCAAAGATTTCTTCGACAATACTATGTCTCCACTCTTCACTCATATTTGTCATAATTACTAATGCATTCTGATTGGTATCAGCATAACCTTCGGCAACTAGGTACTCAAGAATATAATCAAAATTATCTACAAATTCTTCTGCCATTTTAGTAGTATAAGTTCCTGCTTTTCCAGTTGAAGGATTTGTCCATTTAAAAGTACCTTTCGACCCTTTTAATCTTCTTTCTGTTGCAAAAGCAGCATCAAAACTCTTTCTTACATCTTCACCAGTAAATTTTGTCTTTGGTTTTTCGATATTTGATACACCTGATGGGGATGTTGCTTTTTGTTGTTTCTTTTGCTGCCTTTCAGAATCAGCAGCGGCTGCTCCAGCTGCAGCAACTCCAATTGCTGGACCAAGTAAGGATTTTTTAGATGGTTTTGCTCCACCAGTTCCAGGTCCAGATCCAGTTGCATATTTTTCTAAACCTGGATATCTCATATTTCCAGTTTTTTCTGTTGGTGATAAAGTTGCACGAACAGTATGAGTTAATCCACCTCCTCTTGGTGGTTTACCTCCACCAGTAGGTGGTTCTGGAGTTTTTTGGGATGGTTTGGTTGCTGGTTTAGTTGAAGGTGCTACAACGCTTCTCTGTGCTTGTCCAGGAGTAGTTTTAGATTTGGATGAAGAATCTGATCCCCATGCTGGTTTTGGTGCTGCAGTAGATTTTGGTAGTTTTCTAGTTCCTACAATACCACCACCAATCATTTTATTTAATCTTTGAATTTCCTGCCCTTGAGGTGATAATCCAGTTTTTAGAGTAGTAGTTGTTGCTAATTTTCCTCCTGTTGTTGCTGAAGGTGTTGGTTTTGGAAGTGCTTCAGGTTTAAATTTTGGTTTTGGACCTCTAGTTGTTGCTAATTTTCCTCCTGTTGTTGCTGAAGGTGTTGGTTTTGGAAGTGCTTCAGGTTTAAATTTTGGTTTTGGACCTCTAGAAGTTTGACCAGCAGCAGGAAGTGCTTTTGGAGCAGATTTAGGTACAGATGCCGCAACAGTTCTGACAATAGGAGTGGTCATTTGCTTTAAGGCATTAGTAACAGGTTTAAGTCCTGCCATATGACCCATACCTAATGCTAAGCTTGTTGCTAAAGTATCAGTAATTCCTCGTTTTGCAACATAACTAGGAGTCATTCTTCCAGATTTTGCTGCTGGTTTTGATGCTGAAGTAGGAGTTGCTGCTTTTTTTTGAGCAAGCATTTCACCATACCTATTTGCCTTTTCTGGTTCTGGTGGTTTTCTTGCTGCTCTTGCTGCTTGTGTTCTAGCAATATCATCAGTCTTAGCAGCACCACTTAATGCTTTTCCTTTAGAACTTAATCCAGTTGGTCTAAGTCCTTTCTTGACCATTGTTTTGGTAGAAAGTCCTCTTGCAGCGGGCGTAGTTTTTTTAAAAAGACCACCAGCAAATTTTAATCCTTTCGATATGGCACCTGCACTAACTTCAGTAATATAAGATTCATCTAATAATTCTTCTTGAAGACAATACTCAAATACATCATCTACAAAAGTTTCTACAAGATCATTATAAATGATTAAGTTTGCAAAATATTCAGTTTCTTCAATACTTTCAAAAATATTTGCATCTAAACAAAATTCTACAATATCATCAAATATATTTTCTTGCGTATAATATATTGATTCGTATACATCCCTAATATCTTTTATATTATATGAATCCATATGAGTTGTTAATTTTTTAAATATTTATAAAAAAGGGGGTGAGAATTGAATCCTCCCCCCATAATGCTATTAAGCAACCAACTCAATAAACTCACCCAGAACTTTTTTGTTCATTTTCTTGGTTTTCAGACTCTTCACAAAGGCACTTTTAATTTGTGACTTGGAAGCATCTTCAGACACAGAGAACTCAGTATCTTGAGAAAGGGCACTTCCAGAAAGACCAAAGTAAATGTGATACCCAGCATTTTTGAGAGAAAATGCCTTTTCTTTCTTCCAACTATTCATCGCCTTGTCGTATTGATCACCATAATACCCACAGTAACGACGGATAAAGGAACCATGATCCCGACTCTCAAGAACACGAATACCGATGAAGTTAATATCGGTAAATTTATCCCGAAGATTGCGAAGAAGAATATTGGTAATATCCCACCAGTTACCACCAAGATTATAGGTGTTTCCAGTTTTACGATCCCGAAGAATCGTGGTGGAATCTAAACTACATGTTCCAAGATAGGGTTCGTTTTCCCACCTACGATTGAATTCCTTGTGATAATTAATGGCCTGTCCTTCACCATCAGTAAGAACAACACACTGAACCTTCTGAAGTTTATTCTCCTTCTGAAATTTGGGAAGAATTTCATGAAGGGAAATCATCGCCTCATTCAGAGGAGTTCCAGAAAGAGTGAGACCAGGTGGAATGGGATAGGAATAACCCCCAAGAGACTTAGCAACACGAAAGATGTTCTTCATTTGCTCCTCAAGAGTTTTACCATTTACTTTACTGGTAAAGAGATTCATCATAGAGAACCATTCACCAATTTGAAGAAGACCATTACGCTTCTGATAGGCAGTTTGGCGAGTCTTACTAACCTTACCGTCTTCATAGGAAACAACAGGATAGTCATTAGTGAAGGCATAAACCTCAAAAGGAATAGCAACCTTCTTACAGAACCACATCAGGTTATAAAGTTGCTTGATAGTATCAAGCATAACGTCTTGCATAGATCCAGACCAATCCAGAATAAACACAAGACCGTGATTCTTACCGTTGGCAAGAGTAGTCACTTTCTTGAACAGATCCTCATTATACTTGTAGGTATGAAGTTTAGAACAGTCCAGAATACCAGTTCGGGCAGTTGTGGCACGGGCATAAGAATCTGCTGCCTTACGACATTCAAACTCTTTTACCAGATAGTTGACTTCCTTTTGAGCATTACGCTTGAACTCAAGAAACTGCTTATCAAAATGATCAAAAGACACATAAGAAGAATTCTCTTCCCAAGTCTTCTTACATTTATCGTGAATTTCCTTGTTAGAAACGATAATCTGCTTCAGATCAAGTTTAGGAATCTCCACATAGGTGTTCTCCTGAACATTATGAGAAACAAGATTCTTAAGAGATTCCTCAAGAGAATTCATCGTTTTCACTTCAGGATCATTCGTTTCTCCACCTTCGGAAGAAGTCTTATCGGGTTTTTCAGTTTTTTCAGAAGAAGTTTTCTTCTCACTTTGCTCACCCTGATCTGAATCAGGGCGATTATTACCATCAGTTTCTTCAGCATCATTCTCACCCTCTTCCAGATTCTCAAAATCAGAGGCACCAGAATTAGAAGAAGACCCGCTGGTTTGATTTTCAGGAGAATTCATATCATCAACAGATTCTTCCTGTTTGTCTTGCTTACAGAAATTATACAAAACTTCTGCGGCATCAAGAACCTGTTCAAAGGTTTCGGTGACACCAATCATATCAACAATTTCTTGCTCATTAGCATTAAAATCAATCTTCAGGAAGTTGCCAACCTTGAAGTAAAGATTTACCTTGTCGGCAAGATTATAGTTGGTGACATTATCATCACCAATCAAGAAGAAATCTTGATCCTGAAGTTCCTTATAACCACTGTAGAAGGTCTTGGCAAGACCAGGATAACGACGCTTCATCAGTTTCTCAACACGCACATCCTCCACCACATTCACAAACTGCGGAGGAATCTTGCGGTCTTTGATCCAGTCCTCATCGGGAGTTTCAAGAGCATGTCCAACTTCATGCCCCACCAGAAGGTCATAGACGGTACTACTTGCCTTTTCCCACATAGGAAGCGTGAGCACACGGGTGTGAACATTAAAGCAGGCAGTCTCTACCTTCTTGTGCTCAACCACAAGGTCTTCGGTAGCAAGCAGGCGGGCAAGGTGGGACTTGATTTCGTGATTGACGGTCATAGTGATTTGCTTTGAATGGGCACATCATACAAAAAAAGAGGGTGGTGAGACCCTCTAGTGTGCCAGTTTTGGAAGTGGTTTCAGTTATTAGAATAATACTTATCTGGATTTTCCTGTTTAGATAATGGTTTTTCTTTATTATACTTCCCTACAACATTTCTAATAGTTTGCCTATCTCCAAGTTCCTTTGCCCTTTTTGACCTTTCTTCTTTACTTCTTCTTGGTGGCCTAGATTCCTCAACAATACTCTCTCTCCACTCTTCACTCATATTTGTCATAATTGCCAATGCATTCTGATTAGTATCAGCATAACCTTCAGCAACCAGATACTCAAGAATGTAATCAAATAAATCATTTTCTTCCTTTACTGGACGATAATCTCCACTTGATTTTGTTGGGGTTTTTCTACCTTTACCGACAGGAGCAATTACTTTACCGATTGCTTTGATTACCGGATTCTTAGCAGCCGCATCAAGTGCTTTACCTACATTCTGCTGAAGATCTTCGGAAAGAATTTCCTGATCTTCGGATTGAGTGTAGACAGAAGCATAAGCTTCCATCAATCCTAACATTTCTTGATCTCTCATTTTACACAAAGACTTTTTAAATATTTATAAAAAAGAAGCGTCTCTAGAGTTGAGACGCTTCTTGAGTGCTTGGCGACGTGCCTTTGCTTGTCGGAGTGCTTGCGGTTTTAGTTTACGCTTCTGAGGTTTCCCAGAGTTGTGTTGCCAGTTGGGGAGTTTCATTTGTCCTCTGTTTCTTTGGATATCATACGAGAAAAACCCTTTACCTTTTCAAACTGAAGGACACTTTCAAATTTGTCATGCAGATCTGCCTTATGAGAAATCACAAATATATTAGCATCCTTTATGACATAACGAATAATCTTAAGAAACTCATCGGTTCCAAATCCATCAAGTGAAGAATCAAATACCTCATCCATAATCAGCAAGTTCGTATTCGCAGAATTCTTAACTCTTGCCACTTCTCTCCAAGTAAAAAGTAGTGCCAAATCAATTCTCATTTTTTCACCCTCACTGAAGGAACTATAAGAAAAGTCTTCATGAATGGGAGATTTTACAGTTTCATTAAACTCTTCATCAAGATGGAAATTAATATAAAAATCCATCATCTGAAGATAACGATTGACCTGCTGATTAATGAATGGAAGATACTTCTTGATGATCTTCGTCTTTACACCATCATCCTTGAGTAAGGAATAGGCAAAATCGTAATAAACGATTTCTTCTTTTTTCTCTGAAAGGTCTTCAAATGTTTTTTGGAGATTGTCTTTAAATTCTTCTAACTTCTCATGTTCAGTATTTCGGTTTTCAAGTTGATTGGCAATTGTTTGAATTTCAGTTTCAAGATCTCGGATTTGTCGCTGGTTAAGTGATATCCGAGTATTGTTTTGAGAAATCTCATGATTGAGTTTCGTAATCTCCTTAGATAGAACTAGAAATTGACGCTCTCTTTCTTGTTCTAATTTTATAGTCTCCTCAAGTTCATTAAAACCTTTCTGGAGTTCTTTTGCTTTATTTTGAGCGTCTTCAATTCTATTTAAACGAAATTCATCTTCAATCGTTTGAGTACAGGTGGGGCATACCGTATTTTCAGAGAAAAACTTATGGTCTTTGGTAATCACAGATACCTTTTGAGATAATTTGCCCTTAAGATTATTTAATTTTACTAACTTATCACCAGCACCAATTACTTCTTCTTGTTCCTTTGTGAAAGAAAACACTTCTTCTTCCGTTCTAGAATTTTCCTTTATATAAAGTTCAATTTCAGTATCTAAATCGAAAATTTTCCGTTTATTGTTACTTATATTAGTATTGCCACGATTCTCAAGTTCTTCAATAAAGTTCTGCTGCATCTTCATCTTTTCCTTAAGAGTCTCTTTCTTAAGATCAAGAGATTTAATTTGATCCTTCTTTTCACGAATTTTATCTTTAATGAGAGAATTCATTGCAGAGAAAATACGAATATCCAGAAGATCTTCAATTACTTCCCGACGATGTGCGGTAGTTAGTTGCATGAAAGGTACAAAATTACTTGAACCCAGGATTACAATTTGGACGAAACTACGATAATTTACCTTTAAGATATTTTCTTCTAAAATTTTTTGATTTGCTCTATCGTCTGCTTCTTTGTGAAGTTGAACACCATTTACTTCAATATCAAATATGTTTGGTTTAATACCCCTACGAACAAGATACTTTCTACTGTTGATGGAAAACTCAATTTCCACAACACAATCTTTTTCATTTACAGTATTAACTAATTGAGGTTTATTGATCTTACGAAATGGTTTATTAAAAAGAACAAACGTAAGTGCATCTAGAACAGTAGATTTACCTGCACCATTTGTTCCAATAATTAAATTTGTATGATGTTTTTCAAAATTAACTTCTGTCCAGTTATTACCAGTGGAAAGAAAATTTTTCCATTTAATCTTGTGAAATACTAACATTTTTAGGGGGAATTACAATATCGTCAGGTGTAATCACGGCATAAAGGTAATTATACATCTTACAAGTCTTTATGGCAAGTTCATCATCAACTTCAACCACATCCATTTCAGTTTCTTCTTGATCTTCTAGCATTAAAGCATAACGAGTTGCATCATCTTCTTCTTCAAAGAGAAATAAAACCTTATGACCATATTGATCTTGAACTGCATATGCTCCGTCGTCTTTTCTGTCCTTAAGTGTAAGAAGAAACATTATTCTATTTCGCAAGCTTGTTGATATAAATCTTGAAAAATTTCTTTGATGGTGTTCTTATCAAACTTAAATTCTGCTTCATCAATATAACGATTTAAAATAGTAAGAGTATTCTCATCTTCACCAATTTCAAAATCTTCATTTTCTTGTACTTCAAAGTTCTCAATAATTTTTAATTCTTGAACACCTGATGTATAGAGTTTATCAATAAATTTTTCAAAATCCTTTGGTTTTGATTTTTTACGAACAATTACCTTCACGATTTTATTTTTATACTCAGTTGGATCAAATAATTGATATGGAGTGTCCTCGTAATAAATGTTGTAAAATAATTTATAAGGATTGTTAACTGGAGTATGTATAAGGGTTTCCGTATCAAAGATATGAAATCCACGAGTATCATTTACATCCGTCCAATACATTTCGTAAGGATTACCAAGATAGAAGATATATCCATTATCAGAACGAGTGTGGTAATGACCAGAAAATACCTTCTTGAACTTTGCAAAAATATTCGAGTCCAGTCCATGTTCCTCCATAATCAGATTGCGATTTACGCGAAAACCCTGTAGTTCAAGGTGCCCCATCGCAACCTTTGCATTAGTCTTATTAATTTGATTCAAAGTTTCATCATAGTTTTCACTACAAATCCAAGGAACCATTAGGATATTCAGACCACCAACATTAATAGTTTGTGGAGAACTATAAGTTTTAACATTCGGATAGGTTTGAAGAAGCAAACTTGGAGAATTAACGCTATTGGTATTCTTGTAGTAACAATCATGATTACCAATAATCATATGAACATCATATCCCCGAAGAGGTTCAAATACAACTCTCTTTGCCCATTCAAGACTTTGATAATCAATTGACTTACGACTATCAAAGGCATCACCCATATGAATGACTGCTTCTACCCCGTGTTCTTCAAGGGCAGGGAAAAATACATTCTTATAGAAAAGTTCAAAATGATCGTGCAAGTGTTTAGAACCTTTGCGGGCACCATAATGAGTATCTGTTAAAATTGCAACTTTCATCGATTACTGCGGTATTGAATATTATCCTTCATTGAATTATATTCCGAATTGTTGCCAGAAAGTAATCCGTCATCAATTGTCATAACCTCATCAAACCCAGTACGCTCAATAATCTTAGTTTTAATTTCTAACTGTTTCTTTTCCTTTTGAATTCTTCTCAAAAATGCATAATGAATAATCTGAGTAAAATATGCAAAAGGATTCTGTGACCTTTCTGGATTGAAATTATGAATATATTGAACACAATTTTCAATCCCGTCAGAAATCATATCCTCACGGAACATATAATTCACAAAGTTTGGTTTATATGATAAATGAGTCGCAATCTTTAGAAAACACTCTCCCAAATAGTTTGTAATACGTGGTTTAGGAAGACCTGCCTCTTTAGCAGCTGCAACCTTTGTACGATATACAATAAGTGCTTCTAATAATTCTTTATTATTTACATAATGTTCTGGTTTTTTCTTGGACATACATCGGACTCATTTACGATAACTTTTGTTTATTATAGCACATCATCAAAGGGCTTGACAAGATGCTCAAATACCAGTAGACTAGGTTTGTCTCCATTGAAGATGAGAACTTAGCTTTCTTTAATACCTTTAAAGATCTTTTCAAGCCTTTCCCTGGCATGTTCAACTGATGATATATATCCCATTTTAGATGAAGGTTTTACGATACCTGAAGAATTATAAGAGTCAATTGTTTCTCTATCGTTCAGATAATTATTATAAAGTTCAATTATTTTAATATCTTTACTTTCAGTCATTGTAATAACTTTATCAAGTCTTATGATAAAGAAATCATCAGATGATAAATCAATCCATGGTTTAACTTTTACATATGTATTTTTATATTCTTTTGTTATTTTAATTGTAACTGGATTTTGAAGAACAATTAAAGTATCTCCATCATTTTCATCTATAACCACTAGTGAAAATATTTCTTCACCAGACACTAATTTTAAAACGCAATAAAATTCTTCACTCATTGATCTTTTAGAGGAATATTTACAATTTCATAATTAAAGTTTTCTTCGTTATAAATTTTGATACGTTCCATTAGATGATTGAGCGTATAGTTTTTTCTTGACTTATAACTAATATCATCAGCAATATCATATAAAGTTGCTTTTGTCTTTTGATTTCCTTTTCTTAAAACTCTTCCAATTGATTGAAGGTTTCTAATTCTTGATTTTGATGGTGATGCAAAGATTACATTATGTAAGTTTTTGATATTAATTCCTGTGGAAAAAGTTCCATATGAAGCAACAATAATTGCATTATTTTCTTTTTCAGTAATTTCTCTTACCTGTTCACGATCTTCAGTAGCAACCCCTCCATGAACAAAAAATATTTGACGATTTTCAGAGATACTCTTATTTATGAGTTCGTATAATGGTTGACCATGACCTTCAACTCTTGAAAAAAGTATAAGGGTATTTCCTTTAAGATCAATTGCAAGATTTTTAATAAATTTATTCCTTCTTTCATGATTGATAATATATTGAACTTCTTCTTCAAAGTTATCAAATCGATGAGGATTATGTTTAAGTAAAAGAATATTAATATCCAATGTTGCAACATGACCCTTCTGCATTAACTCATCTGTACGAATAATCTTGTAAGAAGGCCCAAATAAACCTTCTAAAACCCACTTATGAGTTTCTGAACCATCAAGAGTTCCAGTAAATCCAAACCGATACTTTGCATCAGAAAGTTTTGTCATTATAGATACTAATGACTTAGATTTGAACTGGTGTGCTTCATCTCCAACTACCACATTAAATCTTGAGAAATATTGTCGGGGAAGTTTGTAGATAGATTGCCAGGTTGTGATGATTACCTGAGAGTCTGTTTCTCTTTCTTTTCCAGCATAGATCTTGTGGCAAAATGAACCCACATCCCATCCATAATCTGCAAAATCTTTATACATCTGTTCTACAAGGGATGTCGTCGGAACGACTATCAGAGTATTTTGTCCTTTCTCAACGTAATATCGGACAATCGAATATATCATCAACGACTTTCCAGAAGCAGTTGGAGATATCAGTAACTTGCGATTATGTCTTAAAGCGTCGTATACTCCCTCAACTTGGTAATCGCGGGGAGCATACTTGCAAATAGAAGTCATATAGTCTTTTACACCTTCATGTGAAATCATTTCATTGACTTCAAATGGAAGACCATAATACTTATTGTTTCGAAACTCATAAGTGTAATTGTGATTCTCACAAAATCTTATAAGTTTATCTAATAAACCAACGTATATTTCTTTCGTGTTTACATTAAACAAATAAATGATTCCATCCCACCATTTGTTCTTATATGCTGGTGAGAATTTAGCGTTGGGAACATCGAATTGAAATGCATCTCTCAATTCATAATATACATGAGGTTCTGCTTCTATTTGCAAGTAAACCTCATTCTTTTTTGATATGACCAAATGAGACATTCATAAAATATCAGTTATGAATATTTATTTGATCAATTAAATCCTGCTTGGAACCTATGCCATTCCAGAGCATTTTTTATTTGATAAGTTCGATTAGAAACTGTCTTAATAATTTCCTCAAGGAACTTTAAGATAATGTCGTAATATCTGATTTTGAGATCAATTTTATTCAATCTCTCATCGGCGTCCATATGCCTCTGTAACGCCTCTTTGTCCCGAACTTTATATGGAAAAGGTTCTTCTACATAAACCTCTGCTGGTGCCTTTCCTGTGTAGTAGTTATAGCGTTCCAATCTGACTCTATTATAAGTTTCTCTTGCCTTTTCACGGAGAAGGGTAATGGTATTATAGATTGTATAATACTTTGAATGTAACTGAGGAATTTTTAAAGATTCATCGTGTAAATTATCAGGATCGATGACAGAATCTCTCTGCCACATCTCCTGGATTTCATCAAGATTCATAGGGGACTATTGTTTTTGTCTAGGATATTGTAGATAGTATACTTGAAAATTACCTCTGCTGTAAAGTACTGAACATCAGTTTTAGTTGCATCAAAATCTAAAGAAGATAAAGAAACTGGAAATAAATCTTTAAATTTTACGACTGCATTGGTATTATAATTATTGTCTAAAATATATAAACTTCCATCACTAAATGCTTTTTTTGGATCTTGTAGTTCATCTTCAGTTTGAATTAAATTTTTATATTGCTCTGTTGTTTCTGGAAATCCAAGTCCTGTAATCCAATTATGAATTGCCATATAATTAACAAGATCTTCATCAACTAAAAATTTTAATGATAAATCACCATAAGTTATAATATCACCTGGAACATCAAGAATTTTTAAATATGATGGTTGCATTTCAATACCTAAAGTAATTTCTGGAATTTTTGCACTATTGCAAAAAAATGATACTTTAGGATTTTTGGCAAGAGTAAATTTAAATCCTACAGGAGATAAAAAATTTCTGTTTGAAATTTGATTAGCAGAAATTGGATTGGACATTATTTTTATTTGTATTTAGATAAAAAAAGAGGGTCTTTCGACCCTCTTGAACAGATTGTGAATTAACTCACATGAGGTTGCTGACCTTAACTCTTCTGTAGTAAACGTTTGAGTTGGTTGCAATGTTATCTGGGGCAGTAGGAGCAGTAGCACCCTTAGCAAATGGATTCGCAACAACTCCATAACGAGTTTTGAATCCAATTTTTGGCTGGAAGGTTTGCTCACCTACAGCACGTACCATCTGGAGAGGTACATATGGGCAGTAGAAGAGACCAGCATCATAAGGAGATGCACCCTTATAACCAACAACATAGAACTGGTTAGCAGCAACGTTTGCTGCATATGGGTCGATATAGACTCTATACTTACCTTGGAGAACACCAGCAAAAGTATTACCAGTGTCATCAACCTGAAGGTTAGCATTGAGTGCTGGGGTGTAGTCAAGAACACCTGCCATGGTGAGTGCCGAAGCAACGTCAGCAGAACAGAGGATCATGTTACCCTTCCCTCTACGAGTTTGCTGTGCGATAGCGTTAGCATCGCGCTCGATTTGGAAAATAAGACCCTTGAACTTCTCAACTGACCAACGACCGTTGGAGTCAACGTCGAGGTCAAAAGTACCCTGAGTAGCAGTGTTAACCTGAGCACCAGGAACAGCAACCTTATAAATGGTACGAATGATTTCGCGGTTGATCTCAGCAAGAATCTCAGTTGAGAGAATATTTGCAAGTTCCGCTTCAGCATTCAGACCGTGAATTGCCTTGAGGTCTTGTGCGAGTTCTAAACTATACTCAGCCTTGAGTGCGCGTGACTTAGCAGTAACGGTAAGCTTCTCGATTGAGAAAGCCATTTCGTTAAAGTAATTGGTATTTCCGTCGCCAAGAGCTTCGGAATCACCAGTTGTCATACCTTCGCCAACATTATATGCTTGCTGGTTAGCATTGGTTGCATCAAGGATTGAAGGATTAGAACCTGCTTGACTGGTAGTACCTAAACCAACAGTACCATCAATAAATCCTGCGGTACGATTACGACTGTTGTTCTGACCAGAGAATGCCGAATCTGCTTCGTTGTAGAATGCTTCAGTTCCAGACTGGTTCTGATAACGTGAACGCATTGCGAAGATAAGTCCAGTAGGACCATTCATTGGTTGAACGCCACAAAGATCATAAGCGATCAAATTAGGCATTGAACGGCGAATAAGACTAATCAGAACAGGGTCGAAACCTGCTACTGGGCTTCCAGTGCCACCTGCAGCACTGCCACTAAATCCGCCAGTACCGGCAGAGTTGGTTGGGGAAGCTTCGTAAAGGAATGAACGCTCTTCACGAAGTTCTCTTTCTTGGTTTTCGAGCAGGATAGCGGTTACCGATCTACGATGTGAATCTTTGATTGGATCCATTCCTTGATAATCAAGGATTGGTGCCCACTTCTCCTGCAGATATTCTGCGTTGTACATCTGCATTGAAATTTACCTCTTTGAAAAAAAGTTTTGTTTGACTTTATAATCTAAAAATCAGTTTTTAGCGACTCTGCTAAGAGTTTGAAGATATGCTTCCATTATTGGTGAAACTGAGTGATCAGGTTCATTATAAGAAACTTCTTCTGATAAATTTTCAGAGTCATTTCTTTGAGCACTAGTATTTGATGAGAAATAAGATTCTCTCAGTGTTACCAGTTTCTCACGATAGTTTTCCTCACCATCAAACTCAACATTTTCGGCAAGAGAAGCGAGTTTGTCTTTCTGAGAAAGTGCAAGACCCTCAGCGACATCTGCAAAAATTACATCAGCAACTGACTCTGCTAATCTTTTATTAAGAGCAACATTTCTTTCGATTTGCTCGTTGAGTTTTTCTTCCATGTCATCAAGTTTATCTACCATACTCTCGATTACATCATATCTATCTTCAGGGATTGAAACATAATGATCTTCAAAAAGTTGCTTCATTCCATTAAGGAATGATTCAGTCATTTCGGTTTTAATACCTTGCTCAATTGCAAGAGCATTTTCTTGAATCCATTCATCAGCAACATACTCAAGATAGGAATCAACTCTTTCAGTTAATTCTTCCTTGATAAATTCAACTTCTTCGATTAAAGCATTTTCGTAGGTTTCTTGAAGTTGCTCTTTGATTTCACTAACTTTAGTTTTAATAGCAGCTTCAAAAATAGTACGTGCTTTTTCTTGGAATTCTTCAGAAAGATCTTCACCTGCAAGAAGAGCATTTACATCTTCTTCGATGTCGAACTCTTCTTCCACTTTCTTTTTACCTTTTTTCTTATCTTCTTCCTCTTCTTCGTCCTCGTCTTCTTCGTCTTCGTCTTCTTCAGAAGCTTCAGAAACTACTTCTTCATCTTCATCAAATTCTTCTTCATCAATAAGATCTTCATCATCTTCGGTCTCTTCTCTCACACCTTGACCTGGAGCAGCAACAGGAGTAGCGGAAGTTCTTGGGCCTTCTGCAGCACTAGCTTTTGCATTAACTACATTCTTAACTTGAGCAAGAGTTGCTCCAGGAGTTCTTAATGCTGCGGAACTATCATCTGGGCGATAATTCTGTGGAGTTGGACCGCCTAAGTCTTCCCAAGCACCAGTTTGTCCTGGAATCATTACGCCAGAAGGATTCTGTGCAATGTTGTGCATTGGTTCGGCAGATGCAGCCCCTTTGGTTACTACGTTTTCCATTTCTTGTAAATTTCTACCAACGGACATTTTAGATTGATTGTGTTATAATCTATATTTATTTATAATTTAAAGATTTGAAAGAAACTCTTGAAATAAATTAACTTTATGTTCACTGAGAGTTCTTTCATCTACTAAAGTATTAATTCTACGTTTTGTAGATTCTAGGAGTTTTTCACGAAGTATTCCTCCATCCCAAATCCATTCTTTGCCTTCCATAATTCCCTGAACAAATGCATCAGGAGCAGAAGGATCAGCAACAATATCAGCAGCGGTTGCTAACATAAAATCTTCACCAACAATTTTATGACCTTCATTGGTCATTTTTAATGATCCAACACCGCGAGAAGAAACACCAAGCATTACTCCTTCATCAATGAGAGATTTTGCAATCTTACCCATAGGAGTTTCAAGAAGTTGTGCTTTTCCTCTAAAGTTTGTTCCATTCTGTTCGAGGGAAACAATCTTATGAGAAACACGATCTAGATTTACTGTAGGTCCATCAGGATGTCCTAGTTCACCAAGAGCACGACCTTTATTGATAAAGGACTCTGTATATCTCTTTACCTCACGAGAAAGAGTATCCATTGGATACATTCTTCCATTACGGTTACAAATATCACCTTGAAGGAAAACTCCCTCAATGTACAGTTTTTTCTGAGATCCTTTTCCTTCAGTAATAAATTTAACTTGTGATACTTCTTCTGTGATGAGTTTCATTTTTTTTATTCGGAAACTAATTGGACTATTTCTGTTATACTGACATTTGTCGAAGAACTTTCAGCAATAGCAGACACTTTCACACTTCTCGAAACAGTAGATCCTGAAGTTGTAATTATTCCAACAATACTTGATGTATTTGCTGATATTGTGATTGATGAATCTGTCAATGATGTAACTAATTGGTGAACTGTATTAATTCCAGATGGTTGTGCATTTTCAATTGTTACATAATCTCCCAAGAGAAAGGGATTGCCAGCATTATTTGAAAATAAAATTACAGTTGATGTTCCTGTAGTAATACCTGCAATTTGTTGCTTAGCAATTCTTTCTTTCAATACTTCGCTACCATAAGGTGGCAAATGGAAAGAATTATTGGTTACAATTGGATCACCACCAGTTTCAACATACACTGCAGTGACTCCAGTAGATACTCTAATATATCCACTTTTTAACGCAATAGGATTACTAGTAGCAGCCGTAGAAACTGTGGGGGAAATTCTATTGACGTTTTGAACTATTTTTATAGCCATTATTCATCATCTCCAGAAGTCTCTTCATTATCAAACATTATTGATGCAACTTCTGGACGAACAGCATCTATTCTGTTTGCAGTTTTTGCATATAGTAATTCTTTAATTTTTTCGGACACCTTTGAAGGTGATTCATCAGTAGCAATCAAATCGATAAGTTCTTCCATAAAAATTGATTTTATATTTATACGATTATTTATATTTTCCCACCTTTAGGTTGTGGAATTTCTAAAGAGGAAGTATCTACAGATGGTTCCATAGGTACTTCTCCACTTGCTCCTTGTTGAATATCTTGCGGTTGCTGATCTTGTGGGATTGGATTTCCCATTTCATCTACGGGGGCATTTGGATCTGGTAAAATACCTTTAGCAATTTCATCTTCAATTTGGAGATCAATTTCAATAATCTCAGAATCAGTCTGACGTAGTATTTTTTTACGAACATACTCCGTAGAATAATATTTTCCAATAAATGGTTCTACAGTTGTTGCTAATGTTAATCTGTTTGTAAGTAGTTCTGCTTCTTTTAATTCGGCAAAATGATTATCATATAAAAAGTCATACTGAATGTGATCACACATTTGTTCCCAATCTTTTGGGGAAACGACATTTTTTAGTAATAATTGTGTGCGTAAAATATCATTAAATAAATTTGAGAATCTTTTTCTCAATCTACCTACAAATTTCGAGAACATTAATTCATCACGAAGAATTTCTGAGGATCTTCCAAGATTAAATCCATCACCACCACCAGCAATTCTAGTTTCAGGAACTCCTAGTGCTCTGTAAAGTTTCTTTTGGAAGTATTCAATATCTGAAAGTTCTCCAAGATTTTGTCCACCTGGAAGAGTAGTGATTTCAGTACCTCTACCACCTTCACGGCGAGGAAGCCAGAAATCTTCAAGCATACTCATAAACTTTCTATCATCACGAACTTCTCCAGTGTTTGCATCGTAAACAAGTTTATTACGATAACGACTCATCACTTCTTTGAGATATTGTTCTGCCTTTACTTTAGGAAGATTTCCAACATCAATATAAAAAATTCTTCTTTCTGGTGCTCTCGAAAGACGATAAATGACTAAAGAATCCTCAATCATACGAAGTTGATTGAGTGCCTTGATTGCTTTATGTAAATATGAAAGTATTGTACCTTTATTTCTATCTACTAATCCTGAAGTACAATAAGTTACTGAATCTTTTGCAATTTTGACTCCTTTTTTAGATCCACCACTAATTGTTCCTGATGGAAAATTGGGAGTTGGAGTATAAACAAAATACTCTTCTATTTCTGGAAAAGCATATTGATCTGCATCATTTCCAGATCTTAAATTTAAATTTCTATATCCTTCTAATTGATTTTCAGTCTTTTTTTCTTGACGAACATGCTTCATTTTCATTGGATCAACATATCTCAATTCCTGAATACCTGATTCTGGATTTTTTTGATCAATGACTTTTAAATAAAATAAACGTCCATCAATGTACCAATTTCTAAAAATTTCATGGCACTTTTTATCAAAGTCCATCATTTCTTTAATATATCTAAATTCTGCTCTAATAATTTCCTTCAAACGATCACTAGCATTTAAATTAGATAATTCAATTTCTACTGGAGAATCATATAAATCACTAACTATTGCTTCATTAACAACACTTTCTATGGCATTATCACATTCTGGGTGAAGTGCCATTTCACGATATCTTCTAATTAGATCATATTCTGTTCTATAGACTCCTTCAATATCTACATATTGGCCATAAAATCCAGATTGAATAAAATAATCAACCCCGTCCTCATTATTTGGAGGTACGGGGGAAACTATAGACTTAGATTTTTTATCATTATTTTCAATTGAAAAACCAAAAAGTTTCGCCATTTTATAAACTTAAATTGCTTGTATAAACTATTTAGTTGATGTCTTCCCCACCAGCAGAAGGTGAATTACCTTTAACAGCTTCCCACCAAAGAATTTGAAACTCTACGGGGAATTCCTGAATTGTACTTGTATTATAATCCAAAGGAATTGCTCCAATTGATGTTGGGAAAATGTCATAGAAATGATATGCTCTTAAAGTAGATCCATCACGATCAAGTTGGTATACAAATGCATCTGCAGTATATGATGCTGGATTAGTTTCACCAGTGTTATCAGAAACTCTGTTAATTTTATTCATCCAATTTTCCATAGCAGAACGGATTGAAAAATCGGTGTCATTGATTACAGTTACTGTCCAACTTTCAAATGATCTGTCTCCAGCAACTTTTAAAGTTCTTCCTCTAAATGGAACATCTAGTGGAGCTACATTTGATGCTGGTAAATTTGCACCTTTGACCAAAAATCTTGCTTTATCTAGAACATTAATGTCTGCTGCAGCAATATCTGGGAAAGAAAGAACGACTTCAAATAAGTTAGAACGAGCACCACCACCAGTTAACTTACTTTTGAAGTCAGTAATCTTTCTTAGTGGAGGTGGATTTAGTTGTTGTCTAGTTGCCATAGTTTTTTAAACCTCTAAATTAAAAGTTACCGATGACTTCTTGGAAATCAACACCAGTTTTGGTGGCAATAAAATTAAGTCCAATATAATTGATTGATCTTGATGGTTTGATGTAAATATCGGCAATAAATTCATTATTGTCGATCACTGCACTAGTGTTGTTTGTTTCATCACAAACAACGATATAATCAAAAATTCCTCTCTTTGATTGAACATCACGAAGGAATGGTTCAATAGTATTTACAAAGTTTGTTCTGGTAATCTCATCATTAAATTCAAATAAAACATCCTTTGCTGCTCTTGAAATAGCATCCTCAAGATATACAAAAAGACGACGAACATTAATACGATCAAATGCTGATGCTTTTGCTAAACCAGTCTTATCTCCAAATAGAATAATTCCAGCTCCAGGTGAGAAGATTACTGGATTGATTCTATTGCTATAAAGAACATCTCTTTGAGATTTTGTTGGATTGTATGCAAGTTTAACTGCATTTAAAATCGCACCTCTTGTTGTTCCTGCTGGAGAATACCATGGGAAGTTATTAATATCATTACGAGCACAAAGTCCAGCCATATCACCATTTAATGGGACATATCTGAAAGTATTTGAGAATCTATCATACATGTACTTATATCCACTATCAAATACTCCATATGATGAAGATGCTACTGGGGAATAGAATGAAATCAGTTTATCTGTAATATCCGCAGCAGATCTCACTGTCACACTGGTTTGAGAAGAAGTGTCAGTTAGTTGAGAACCTCTATATGGTGAAACAAATGCAATTGCATCCTTTCTCAATTCTGCAACAGAAATAATTTTATTTGCAAGTGCCTGTGCAGTTTCTTTCTCATATGCGGCAGAACCCATTAAGAGAAAATCTACTTTAAAGTTTTCAGTATTTTCAAATAAATCATATCCAGATGAAAGACCTGAAAGATCAACTTTAAGGGAATTAGTTTCTTCAATGTTAGCATTTCCACTATAATCTTTACCTTCAGTTAAAGTGTTTGTTGATGATCCAGAGGCTGCAAAGATTATTCCATCTGCTTCTTGATCCCATGCAACATCATCTGCAAGATTAAAATCGGAAGAGTATCCTGTAGTTACAATTCCTGTAGGTGCTCCAAGTCCAAAGATATATGAAGAATTGCTTGAAAGATAAGATCTCCAATATGAAGGATCTCCAACGGAGAATGTTGCATTAGATGCTTTAGAAAGACCTGTGTGCTTTTCTAAAATTGCTCCGGCATTACCTGTGATTGTTCCAAGAGCATCAATTACAACTACATGAACTTCATCAAATCTTGAGTTTCTTGCTGCAGCATATGCAGAAGTTCCTGGTCTTGGTGCAATATTATTCCAATAAATTGATGAAGTACTTGTAAGACCTATAGTTTGTTGATCAAACCAATCAAGTGTAGATGTATAAGTAGTTGATCCGAATGAAGTTGTCTGTGAAGTTGAAGTAAATCCTACTGTCCCAGACGTTGAAAATGCATATACACCAGATGGTTGATAATCTACTACACTTTCATTTCCAACATTAGATACATGATTGAGAACTTTTACCGAAATGGATGAAGAACCAATTTCGGTAATGATTCCTTTGAGATATCCATCAAGAACAGAAGTAGATCCAACACCTGCAAGTTGTCTTCCATCAACTGATTGAGTTACTCCCATTCCAATTGATAAACTAGAGGTAACAATTCCAGATAAAGTTTGATCTGCTTTACTGTCAATAATTGCTACTCTAATGCCATTAGACCAAGAACCTGGATTTCTTGATGCAACTACAACTCCATTGAGAGTGTTTTCATCATATCCCAGTTCTTTATAGTGCTCTAAACTTTTGATTTTTACACTAGAAGCAGCACCATCTGAAGTAGGAACAAATCCATTTCTTAAATCATCATCATCTGCTCTTACTACTCTTAAAGATCCACCATATGCTAGATATGATGATGCACTTAACCAATGCTCATAATGTTTATCGGTAGCATATGGCTCTCCGAAATTTTTTAATAAATCGTTCTCATTTTCTACTAAAGTTGGTACTTCTACAGGTCCTTTAGCAAAGGGTGCAACAATTGCTCCAGTTTTATTGGACGATGGTTGTGTTCTTCCAGTGGTTAAATCAATTTCCCTTACTACAATTCCAGGAGATGCTAAATTTAGCGGCATCTTTATTCTCCGTACTATCCAGAATTATCTAAAAGTATTTATAATTTCCTACCCTTTAATTAATTATATTCCCACATATATGACCTATCACCATATTCATCTAAATTCCATGTCTCTAAAGGATTATTTTCATCACCATTTTTTGTTGCTACAATCCACCTATCTCCCGTTTCAACATCAATTGTTACATTCATATCTTCCAACCCATCTGAAATAAATCCAAAAGGTGACATATCTTGTTCAATTTGATTTTTCTGCTCCTCATAAATTCTTTTACGAACATCATTGTCCGTCATTTCTTTAAAGTAATCCTGAGCAACCAACCAAGAAAAAATTACAAGGCACATTGCTAAATCATCATTACAACCTTCTTCTGCCTCAAAAGAATTGTGTTTTTGTGCAAAAGTAGTCAGTTCTGAGATAATATCATAATCATTAGTTAATAATTTATCATCTTCCATCAAAGTTTTCAAGTTAGAACAACCTAACTTCTTAACTGCGGCAGTCATTCTGACACCTAGTTGAGATTTTTTACCACTAAAACCAGAACCAACAATTTGTCCTGCCCTACCTCTCATAGAGCACATTAAAACATTATCATACTCTAAATCAAAATGAAGAATATTTGCTACCTGATCTCCAATATCATTGACTTCAATTAATAACCAAGAATTATTATATCCCTTTGCAACTTCATGAATAATACTTGGGAATAGCATTGGTTTAATTTCATTATTTCTATATTTTGCAACAGCTTTATATGGAAAATTTGTGATATCAAACACAATAAAGGCAGAGTAATCATTACCAATACCGCGAGCAACATCAACCGTAATCAAATAATTATGGTCTTCTTTTGGATGTTCATAAACATCCAGTCCAGCATTTCTTTTTATTGGATCATCATAAACTAGGTTGCGAAGTTTTGCCGCATTAATTAATGTATTGACCGAACCTAAGAATTCACATTCAAACTCAACCTTGAACTGCTGCTCACTAGTGTTTGCAATCGTCTGTGCCTTCCATGCTTCGTCTCTACCGGGCACTTCCGACCAATGGACATCTGTAGGAATATATTCATTCTTACCCCTCTCAGCGTCATGCCACATGCGGTAGAAGTGATTCATACCGCGAGGTGTGGAAACAATAATTACCTTCGTACTCTGTCCAGAAGAAATAGTAGGATAAACAGATGCAAAGAAGTCATCAGCAATGTGATTTGGAATGAAAGCAAATTCGTCCAAAAAGATGACATTATAAGATCCACCACGAACAGCAGATGATGAGGTTGAGTTGGATGAAATTTTAGATCCATTTTCTAATTCAAGTGATCCTTTATTCCATGATATAATACCCTGCTGCATCCACTTCGGTAGATTCTCATATGCAAGTTGCAATCTTCCCAAAAGATCCCTTGCAGTAGATGCTTTGTTTGCTAAGATAGCAATATTCACATTATCATTAAACACGGCATAGTGGAGCAGGTAGGATACGCAGGTGGTTGATTTACCAGTCTGCCGTGGCATCTTACAAATGTTAAATCTATTTTCGTGGAAGTTCTTTACAAGTTTCTCTTGAAATGGATACATTTCAAACGGAACAAGACCATGATCCAGAGAAACAATCTTGATATAATTCTTTGCAAAATAAACAGGATCTTCCTTACACTTTAAGAATTCAATGATTTGTTCTTCAGTGAATTGTATTTGTGTATTTGCCCTTTTCAGGTTTGGATTTCCCAAATAGATATTATCAGACATAGTTGTTACCTACTAATTTCTTCCCAGTCCATAGAAGCGTGAATATCTGCACCATTAGCATTAGAAGCACATACAATAGAAAGTTCATAAGGTGTTCCTGTTAATGCATCCCTTTCCAACTGAAACTTAAATAATGCCTCTTTAAGAATATCTACTGATGATGAACCTTGATTGGAACCATACGTATATCCAGATGCTAGTATTCTTCCGCCAGTATAAGTTCCTCCACCAATCTTATATTCAACAGCACTATCTAGACCAGCATCAGTCCAAGTTCCACCATTAGACGTTCCACTTGCTCTTACTTGCCAGTTATAGGTTGCATTGTTTGTAATACCTAAAATAGAAAGTGCAGTTAGAATTACAATTGCATCTAATCTATTTGGCGTTGTTTTAAGACGAATTGATGAAACTGTATAATAAGTTCCTGCTGTTGTTAAATCAACTGGTGTTTGAACTGGTGTTCCTATTGCTTGCTGCAATCCACGAAGTTCATATCCACCTTCTGAAATTACAGTAGAGCAAACTTGTTTGAGTGTGCTTGCACTGGTTGTAATTCCCGTATTAGCAATTTCATATCTTAAAGGTAGTGATGCTGTTGTGATGTAAGTTGTGTTAATTCTATTTGCGTGATGAAATGAATGACAATGAATAAACTTACCATCAACTACAAAACCCAATCTAACTGTTCCAAGTCCCAACCATTCAATATCCATCCAAAGAATTTGTGCCTTACTAATATCTAATGTGACCTCTGATGGATTGCGGTGCCCTGCACCAAGCATCGTATCAATATTCCAATCTGCTTGTGCTACTCTTGTTTCTGTTGTAATTCCCGGAACATAAGTTCTTTCTACAAAATATAAACTACTTCCATCAAGTTCCAGATACATTCCATTATCTGCACCAAAGTATCCTACTCTTTGGCGAAGATTTGCTTTTGCTGGGTTCATTACAAAAGTAGTTAAAATTTCTAATGACTTTCCTGGTTGATATGAGAATACTTTTGTCGTTTCTCTGATGATTGATGCGGTGCTTCCAACACCAACAGTTAAATTTACTAAACCTTGTGCAGTTACAAATCCAACTGTTGAACCAGTACCAACAACTAGACTACTCCAAAGATTATTGTCCCTGTATCTGTGGGAACTATCAAAAAGTGTAAGTGGTGTTGAAGTTCTTAAACGACCAAATGCATCAGTTGCTATTGGTGGTAATTCAATATCAATATTTCCAGTAACAGGAAATGGATTTGTGGTGCTGACTGGTGAATTGTTGAGGTTGATTGATACTTGCCCAGTGGTTCCAATACCTACAGTATTCAGTAATGTAGAAATACCGACTGGAAGATATGGAGTTGTTAATGTTCCACCTGTCCCAACTTCAACTATGTGATTATGAACTGGATTATCTGGAGTGCTTGTAACTGTTACTATTCCTGGAATTGTAATATTACCATTAATAGTAATATTGGAACTTCCAAGAGATACTGGAAATGGATTATCAATTGTAACGACTTCGCCATTCTTATTGGCGATCATATTCACTTCAAACAGTGTTCTTTCCTGATTCAGGAAATCTTGTTCATTCTTATTAAATTGTGCCATGAATCAATCACTCCATGATAATCTTTCTGGTCTGTATCTTTGTGCGTTTTTAACTGTTAATGAATTTTCTGTTACTGGGTAAATGTTATGAACAATTGCCCCAGGATATTCTCTTTGAAGTTGTTCAGCAAGTTCATTCTTGTTCATCATTTTACCTTCAACTTCCATGCGATATAATCTTCCTTTCCAAACTACATCAGCAAGAAAAGATTCGTTTGCCGTTTCTGGTTCGGAAGAATTCATATAAAGATTGCCGTTAAAATCTCCGGCAATATTGATGCTTTCTGAAATAAACTGTTGAAATGATTTCATTTTAGTTACAGTTCCAACGACGTAGTGTTTTATTGATATCTGAATCCGGATTTCTTGCAGTTTTTGCAGAAGTGAGTTTGTCCTTCATTCCAGACATACGACTACAGAATCTTTTACGACGCCCTGCCCTTTTTCCTTTTGGATTCTTTTCAGTTACTGCAGTTTGAAGTTTTGAACCTGGATTTTCTTTACGATAAGCATTAACTGCTTTTTGACTTAATCCATCGGTCTTATCTTTACGATTTACTTTTTGCCAATCTTCAGATAATCCAAATTCTACTCTCCAATTTGAGTATTCGTAAGAATCTGCAAGAGGTAATGAAGGTCCAGAAAGTTTTCTTTGTGCAGCAGATTTTTCATTTTGGTTAGTAGTTCTCTCTGCAAGATTTCTAATTTTTGCCTGTTTTTGTACCTGTTTATGACCAGAACCGATTTCAAAACTAATTTCTTCACGCATACCACGATATATTTGTGCAGCTTGTTTAAGAGCACCTATTTTTTGAGAATCTGGTAGTTTTCTTTTTCCAATTGCTTTAATTGCTGTACTAAATCTTTCAATATTTGGGTTATCTGCTGGAGAATCAGTACCTGCAACCTGCTCTTTCATTTCACCACTATCAACATAATCCGCTGCAGTATCAAGATAATCTGCTGCTTTAGTAATCTTTGATTGAACCCATGCTTCTATATTTCCTTCACCTTTCATTTTTTTCTTAAGTCTTTTTACTGCAGATGCAATAGTTGAGAGTTCTGATCTTGCCATCGAATGCTCATGATCATAAGATTCTGGAAAGTTTCCTGGATGAGGCGAATTTGCATGATAATCTTTACCCAAAGTTTTTGGTAAAGAATACATATCCCAGAATTTTGGACCATACTTACACTCTGAACGAGTCTCATCTTTTTGACATTTGGGGCAATATCTCATCATTCCATTTTCTTCCTTCACTGGAACGCAATTTGGAACCTCTTTACCATTTTTTTTCTTTTTACCAACCATCTGATATCCCTTCCAACAAGGATCTTCACCTTTCATTTTTTTTCCTTCAGTAACATCCTTATATTTTTTATGCGATTTCTTTGCTGAGGATTCCATTTTTTTTAGTCGTGTATAGTAATCGGGAATTTCATCAAGATGTTGAAGAGCAATGTCAGTAGCAAGATCCTTATCTTTTGTGTGTTCATGCTCAATAGGAATTCCCATTTTAAGTTGATTCTTCACAAAAGAAACTTCAAGGCGATGTTTCTTGGCAATTTGTTCAACTGTTTTATGGGACTTTAACTTATTCACAGAATTAAAAAGTTACTCTTTATTATTTAGAAAACCTTGCTTGAGTAATTTTGATAATTCTGAAGTTGAACCAACAAAAATAGCATTATTCGTAGTATTAGTTGTCGTTTTGATGGTATCTTCTTCGACTTCTTTAAGTTTTTTCTGTAAATCTATTAATTTATCTGTTACATCTCCAACACTTTTTATGAGTTGTCCAGCAACTTCATATGCTCTTGAACTTCCACCTTCTCCAGCAAGTTCCATGATTCCATTAATTGCCTCTTGCCCCTTTTCAATTAAAGAGTATAAATTAGCACGAGTGTACTCATAATCTTTTTGAATGTCATCTGGTTTTAATGGAGAAATATTGAGTTGATCATTTACATTCTCTACCTCAACAATTTTACTTTCAATGTTAAAAGTAGAATCCAAATTTTCATAGTTATTTTTCATAATTAAAAGGGCATAGGACCTTCATTAGCAGTTCCACTACCACTTTGTATATAGTCTATGTCTTGTTGTTGTGTTGGACTATATTCTTTACCATCAAAGAACATCTCTATTGATTCATTAAATCCAAAGTCTTCATATGGTTCAGCATCTATTGGATCGGGAGTAACAGTATATCTCATCTCTCTCTTAGCAGTTTGAGTATCTGTTCCAGTATAATAATCAACTTGAACCTTACGAATAAGTCCATCAGTACTATCAGCAATTGGACCAAAGAGATAAGTTTTTGCTGTAAAGTTAAAGGTATAAATTAATATTCTTCTTGTAGAAAAATCACCCTCATAATCATCAGTAAAAGATACACTATCCAAAACAACTGGTATGTCTCTTTTTTCTCCAATTGAATCTATTAAATTTACAGTTAAGTTGAATGCTGGTTGAAAATATGGTAATATTTGTTCTATAACCTGTAAAGCATCATCTTGCAATTTACTGATCAAATTAAGTTGAAATCCAATATTATATGGAACTGGTAAAAATACTTTTTTAAAATTATTTCCATCTGAAGCTTTAAATGTTTGAGTAATATTTGCTTTTCTTGATGGATCATACTGAATTGAGGTCATTTCGAATGCCATTCTTGGCAAAGTCATTGCAATAGGTTTATTTAATTCTGGTTGTTGTTCAATTCTAGCTAAGAACTTTTGAATTGGTCCGTAGGCAAGAGGAACTTTTATTTCACTTATATTTTCATCTGATGAATTTTTATGCCTTATATTAATATTATTAAATAAAGTACCAAAAGATATAACAGTTCTTCGTATAATTTCGTGATAAAAATAAGTTCCTAGCATCAGTAAGTACCAAATGGATTTTTTTCTGAGAAGTCTATTATTTGTTCAGCTTCTGTTTCAATTGTTTTATTCTCACTATATTTATCATTATTATCAAAAGAATCAAATGATACCGTAGCATAAGACGTATTGGAATCAGATCCAGTAATAATTTCTCCAGGATAAAATCCCTTTGCACTAACATCATCTATAAATGAAACTTTTAAAACTTTAGTATCTAAATCCCAAGATTTTACTCTTGCAGTTGTTCCTGATATAGATCCAGTTACAATTTCATTAAATTTATAATTGATAATAGAAGTGTCTATACCTGAAGTTGGTGGTGGAGAAATGGTTATAATCGGAGCAGAACTATAACCTATTCCAGAATTTGATAACAATATTGCCTCAATCTGTCCCATATTTGATAGTGAAGATATTCCTATAGGTGTTACTCCAATACCTGGAATTGGGGAAGAAAAGGATATTGAAGGTTTAGACATATATCCAGAACCTTTGTTAATCATAGATATGCTTGTTATTCCTGTATTAACAGTTTCTATAGCACATGTTGCCGAAGCACCTACACCACCACCACCAGTTATTGTAATTTTTGGTGGGATAGTATATCCAAAACCTGGATTAGATAGTATTATTTCCTTAATTGATCTGAAAGAACCATATGATGAAGTAATGGCAACCGCAGATGCATTAGATCCACCAAAAGGTGCTGGAGATATTTCTATAGATGGAGTGGAAGTATATCCATAACCATCATTAGTTAAATAAATCTTATTTACATATCCAGTTCCAATAGAAGCAATCGCAGTTGCTGTCTCACCACTTCTAGTTAATTGAATTTCAGTAATATATCCTTCATTCTTAATACTGGTATCAATTTCATCAACTGTAGTATCTATTATCTCATCTTCATATTCAAATAGTTCACACTTCAATTCATAAACATAAAGTTTTCCAAGTTGATAGAATGAACTTTCATGTTCAACAAATTTAACCTCAAATAATCTTTTTCCTAAAGGAAAATATACCAAATCACCTTCTCTTGGTCGAGAATTTAACTCTATTTCTGGATCATCTTCGTCTAAGAAATATGAAATAAAATCTTCATATCTTTCTTTGGAAATTAATAAACTAACTTCATCTTTCAAACTAACTCCAAACTTAGTTAATAAATCACCTTGTCCAGTATATCCATCATAATTAACTAAGTAAGCTTCTATTGCAAAATTATCATTGAATTTTGAGGATGAAATTTCTTTAAGTACTGTTTCTTTTCTTACTATTTTTCTTGGAATATAGTATATTTCAATTCCAGCTAACCTTAGATTTTCATTTACTAGATCTTGTATGAGTCTTTGCTCATTTGGGGAATTATTTAAAAAAAATGAATTAAGTGTCATTATCCAATAAAATCGTAAGGAGGTAATTCATAATCCATTGACATTCTTTCTTTAATCTGCTGCAATTCCCTTTCACCATCTTCGTATATTCTTTCACCATTTAATTCAACACCACCTGGAAGTTTTACACCTCTCAATTTAATTAAATTTTGCCCCCATTGTCTTTTCATTAATGCAGTTAAATATTTTTTCAAAAAACTATCATTATACACTTTTGTATATTCATTGGGATTTAATATTCTGTAGCAGTCTATAACTATAAAGGTATCTTTAGACTTTGCTCCCCAATCAATATCTAGATATAATCTATTTTGTCTTTTGTTAAATCTAATTTGCTTATCTGGAGATAATAGAAAATCAATATCTTCTAAATATGATTTCACCATCGCATATTGTAAAAGTTCAACTGAATTAAAGTAATATAGATCATTTAAAAATAATTGATATTTTATACTCCACATTCCACCAGAAACAGAACTAGTGTCAAATTTAAAAACTTTTTCAATACCAATTATACTATCAGGAACTTGAATGAAATTGGAATTTTCATAGAAATTATATGTTACCGTTCCAATTCCCGAAATATTTGCTTCTGATGTTGTTGTTACAATTCCTACACCACTTGTGTTTTTTGCCTTTCCCCTATCTATATCATCTTGAGTAACTTTGTATTTTAAATACATTCTTTCGACACCATCAAAATGCCTTTCATAGAAGTATTGTAATGCATCATCGACTAAATCATCAATTTGTTCATCTGCAATATTAATCTCCAATATTGGAGCTCCCAATCTTCTTAAACAATAATCAATTAATTCTTGTCTACTTGAAGGTTTTGACATTAGTATAATTCTTTATTTTCTAAAAGTAGCATTCTTTGATTATTTATGATTTACTTTAATTAATTGATGCCAAAACTTCTTGCTGTTTCAAATATAATTTGCAGTATAATTTTGCAAAATTTTTTAATTCTTCTACATCCAATTTATCAATAAGTCTAACATGTTTTTCATATTCAAATAATCTGTCAAAAGATTCTAAATTAATTTCCTCTGGATTCATCTATAAACTCCTTTAATAAAGATTTAATCTCATTGATGTCTTTTTTTATTTGATCTATTTCTTTTTGTTGCAGTTGTCTATTTTTCACTGCATTCATATATTGATTGTATGATTTATCATCACAATTAATTATAGCATTACTTTGCTCATCACGATATAAATTTGGATACCCTTTTACTGGAATCATTATGCCAATGCAATAGTTCTTAGATCTTTAATTCTTGGTGGATATGCTTGATTTGTTGTAGTCATTACAATCTTAATGGTGTATCCAGTAAAACTTCCAAGATTATTTGCAGAAAATTCATATTCTAGAAATTCATTTGCTTTACTTTCACGAACAAGAGTATCAGGCAGTCCATTATTATTTTTTGAATCGACAACATCTAAATACCCATCATTATTATTATCTATTGTAAGATTATCATAACCTGGGAATAATTCAAATACTTGTTCAACCTCACTAGAATCTGGTCTAATTAATTTATACAGAACTCTAAAGTCTGCACTTGCATGTCTATATGCAGATAAAATAACTTTTAGAGAAGTTGCTGATTGAGATAGCAATACAGTATTTGAAATGTAAATAGCAACATGTGGATCATTGAAAATAGAATTAACTCTACCATCTAATGCATAGTCTGATACTGGTGAATTTATTCTATTACTATGGAAATCAGTAAACGAACCATCTAAAAATATTTGAGGAGAAAGGTACTTATTTGAAGAATATAATGTTAGTGCAGTTGTAAATGACTTTTTCCTTGGAAGTGCAGTTAGATATGCTTCTTCATTCGGTTTGGAGCAAACTATTCTAGATGAATATAGTCTATTCAATGTATTCAACTGAATATCTTCATATCCCAAATCATCAAAGGATTTTTCATTTCCACTTACACTGGTTCCACTGACAGATCTAATTTTTGCAGTTACCGAAGTTAATGGCGATGGAGTTATTAAATCATAAAATGGAATTAATGCATCATATTGAATATTTTCTGAGGCAAATACATCAGATCCTCCTCCGGTCAATTCTGAGGAGAAAGATAACTGAGGATGTTCAGTTGGTGTACCATCAGTTGATCTATTTACACCATTGGTTGTTCTATCAAATTCAATATAGTAACTATCAATATCTAAACCAACATCACTAATATCATGAGTATTATTGATTCTTCTTAAAGAAACACCTTCAAATTCATATTTGTAAACTTGATCACCAACATTATGAGGAATTGCTATTGTATAATCTTGTGCTCTTGATATTGCAGTTAATGAGTTTACATTAACACTTTCATATTTAATGATTTCATTTCCAACGATTATATATCCAGGATTTAAATTACCCACAGACTTACCTTCAAAAGTTGCAAAATTTGCAGTACTTGCAACTGAAATTGTAGTTGAAGATGTAATGATAGGTTGTGTTAAAGTAGTTGGCAATACATTAGAAAATACTCCAGAAATTGAAACTTTATTGTTTTTAGAATACATACCATGATTAAAATGATTCACACGAATAAAGTTTCCATCGTAAATAGAACCTATTGGGGTTGAATTTGCTATTGTTGTTGATGCTAAAGAAATGGCAGTATTCGATGAATCGTAATATACCAAATTTTTTCCTGAAGTGAATGAATTTCCCTGAACATTTGATAAGTATAATGTATCAATTCCATTATTGTTTCCGGTAATTGTTATTCTAGCATCTCTTCCGCTAGAACTTGTAACACTAGAAGTTACTATTCCAACTATATCACCAATTGCATAACCATTTCCAGGATTTGCAATAGTAGCATTGGTAATTAGTCCACCACTTGCAGTGATATTAAGAGTTAATCCTGAACCATTTCCATTGATATTATATGTTGATACTGGAGAAGATGTAACATAGTTAAATCCACCAGTAGTAATACCCACAGAAGAAACGGAACATCCAGTACCGAAAACATATCCATAGTTATAAGTTTTAGAACTTACACCACCTTCACTAATTTTTCTACCATTATTGAAAATTTGTACTAGGTTTGAATCTGTTATAGTAGTAATACCAACTTTTAATTTTCTAGGAATTACCGTAATTGGATTTGTTTGTAAATTTTTAACATATCCATTACTTCTATCTAATGATGGATTGTAGAAATAAACTGTAGATGGAGTATCAGAAATAAATTCAGCTCTATATAATCTAAATTTCATATCTTGATATTGATTTGCAGTCCAAATAGATCCATTTTGAGATTTAAATAGACTTCCAAGAGCAAACTGCTGAGTATATACTACAGATTCTGAATCTGGGAGATTTGCACTTTGAATTGTTTTCTTGCCCATTTCAGCGATGAAAACTTCATATTCTACACTTTCTGGAGCAAGTAATACAATACAATATTCTAATCCAGGATCAAGATATACTGGATAATCAAATGTAACTTTTGTTGCAACACTCGAATCTTCTGAGGTATTAATTTGATCTGGTCTCAATGTAACAGAATTTCCTAAAATAGTTCTAGTTGGAGTTCCTAATTCAACTGTTCTTATCTGAACAGTTAATGGATTTGTTCCAGAATCTTTTTTATAGAAATAAAGATCAACTGATGTTAGGAATATTCCATTTTCATCATCATTTCTGGTTTGACTACCACCAACACTAAAAGATTGTGCTAGGGGATCGTAGTAATTAGTGACTGTTGTTGTATTTGTTAAGGTAGTTGTTCTTGTTCTGGTAGTAGTTACATTGGTCGTATTTGTGATTGTAGTTTCATAAAATTCTATTGTTCCAACTGAAATATAGTTAGTTTCTCCACTAGAAATTGTTGTACTACCAGCAGCAGCAGTCTCATTTGTTGGACTGGATGTAATTTTATAAGTTTTATTTCCAGTATTAATTCTCACATTTGGGGGAGGACTTGTATGAGGATCTCTAATATAGAAGGTTCCTATTAAATCTCCATAATTATCAGATATTAATCTGAGATCTTTAACATATGCTATAGCACCACTACTCTGCCCAACTAATTTTGCACCCTTAACTAAAAATCCTGAATATAATCCTTGAGCCTCTTCTGATAATGAATAAGTATCTACATTCAATACTTTAGATGATGGACTGTAACCATCTGAAATATTTTCATTTTTATTATAAGGATTGGTATCAAATACTGTTGATGGTAAATTATAACTACCAGACTTGTGATTTGATGCGGCAACTCTAAAGGATATAATCAAATTATTATTTGCATCATATCCTAAAACTTTCTCACCAACATTGAATGTGGATGAAGAACCAAAATCATTTAAAGAACTATTGCTTGATATTTCAACAAGTTTTGGAACAAAGTCTACAGAACCATTACCATCTAAAAATTGATAGTATTGAGTATATGGTTTCAAATTAGAAATACTAAATTCAGTATTTCTTGATCTCATGAATTCTTCTGGACTTGTTTGAGTTAAGTTTGTTACACTTGATGTTGTTGTAGTTCTATTTGTACTTTCTGAAATATTCTGAGATGCAGATAACTGAGGAGAACTTACTTCTACTTCTCCTCTTCTTTCAACATTAGCAACATTTACAACATTAGTTCTTTCTTCGAATAAAACTTGATCTCTTTCTAATAACAGATTATTTGTAACTGATATACTCTTATTGGGTAATTGTATTGTTCTTACCCAATTATCCCTATTTGGTGATAATTTTACTGATCCAGTATATGATACTACATGAAATGGATTTACATTTTCTACTTGAGTTGCCAGTGGTTGTTCAATCCATTTTTTAGACTCATATTTCAATGTTACTGTGGTTCCGGTTTTTTGAACATTTGAATCTACTAAATTATAATTAGATGAAAGATCTATTTCTTCATCAATTATACTTAATTGTGGTGCCAAATAATTCTTTAAACTATTTCTAGATACTATAGGTGTTAATTCTTGAGAATCGGAATCAACTTCAATCAGGGATAAGTTTGAATTAATTCTTTCATAATTTTTAAAATCATCAACAAAAAATCCAGTCTTAAATCGATTAAATCCTTCAGAATCTTGTATTTGTAGTGTTTGAGTGCTTAACTCTAGTAGAGAAAGGGATGTAACTCTTTCAAGGTTTTGCACCCTGTTTTCAATAGATCCAATGTCTCTCATAGTATATCTTCTATTGTCAACTAGTGAAATAGAAGCATTTTTTACATTGTAAAGATATGGTGGTAAAGTAATGGTAGCCAACTCCATTACATCATTAGTTTTAATTGGGGATTTTGGATCAAGAGTTGATAAACCTTTTAAATATATAAAATCTCCATTTTTATCCAAATAAATTTTATCTATTCTACCCACATAATAATCGTAACTTACAATGCTACTTTCATTTGAGGTAAGATTAAATTTAATTGATGAATCAAAGTTTCTGTTTGTAAAGTGGAATGGTGAAGATGCAATACTTGAAAATACAGGAACTATTGGTCTAAAATCCAAAGTATCAGTTGCTCTTATATTATTCGAACCTAAAAGTGGTACATTTTCAGCAAACTGTTCTTTTTTATAACTGAGAGCAGTGAAAACATCTCCATTATCTGTCTGAGGAACATTATAATAATCAAAAATAATTAATAATCTTTTTGATGGTGATGTTTCACCCTCTGCTCTAATAATTTTTGAGTAATCATAATATTGCCCTTTTTGTCCCTTTTCCAATTTGAATCTATTTGTTATATCAGTATAACTTCCTAGAGTTAATGTATCAATTTCACCAATTATATTACTCTCATTAAATTTTACATTTTCATTATTTAAAAATCTGTTTGAATTTAAATAGATAATACCTACACTATTTCCAAACTTAGTAACAATTCTAGCAATACAACCACTTTCAGAACCTGTAATATTTTCCCCAATTAATGCATTTGTACCAACATTTAATGTAACACTAAATGAAAGAGAATCTAAAATTGGATTATTTGTATCCAAAGATTCATAAATTGCTAAAACTTTAGATACATCTGGATAATTAAGACAAATTTCTTCATCTTGAACTCTAAGTCCATAATATGGATTATAAATTAATCCATCATTTACTGATGTACTGATTCCAGTACCAGATTCTGGATATTTTGAATAAATTACATTTATTGTTTGACTTCTATTAAATTGTTTTTGTTTACTTTGAACACCATTTTTTATAAATGTTGCATTAATTGCTGATGTTGTTTTCCCTGGTGTTAAATTTGATAATGTAACTTGATTGTTGATAAGTGAGAATTTATCTGGTGTTAAAGATTCTGTGGTTCCATCACTATAATGTACTGAGTATCTCTCTTCATCAAAACTTTGAAATAATGCTGTTGATATTCCTGAAGGTAGAGGAAAATCTGATACAGATAATACTATAGGACTATTTGAGGATTTTGAACTTGTAGATTGAGCGCAGAATGTTAAAATTGAATCATTCAAATCTACAGAAGAAATATTAGAATTTGGTAATTCTGCATATAAAAATCCCTTTTCATTATTTCTAATTGTTGGATATCCAATGCTAAATGATATGTTTGTTGCTACTCCAACAGACCCATCACAAATACCATTAACATTTGCGACACTTACGAGGGTCATTGATGAACCAGTAGAACTTACACTGGATACTCTATTATACTTTTCTAAAGATCCTGATGATGGTTGGTATCTAATAATACTACCAGGTTTGATTGAATTAAAAAACTTTCCTGGGCAAGTAACTGTTCCTGAAGAATTAATATTAATAGTATCAGAAGCATTAAATCCTATAGGTAAATTTTTAGTTAATACAGAATCTCCTATAAAAGGTGCGCCAAATAGAGATACAGAAGTTGACTGATAAATTTGTTTAATATCTGATGCATCATAAACATCTATATTTACAATAGATCTAGAATATAACTCAATGCCATTAATATAAATTTGCTCACCTTTTATAAATGTTCCAGATGTTTGAGTTAATGTAACTGTTGTTGTATTATTTCCCGCAGAAACTGCAAATCCACTAGCACCACTACTCTTACCTTTAACAAAAGATGTAGTTGGTAGTTCTGAACTTGATAAAGGTTGATTCAAAGTCAATACAGTATATGTCTGTATATCATAAAGATATAGATCCCAATTAGTAGTTTCATCTTTATACGCAGCATCAGTAACTCTAAAATTATAAACTCTAGCATCCCCAATTTTCGTAGAAGAGGAAGGAGTTCCCGATGCACTTCTTCTTACTGAGTGTAATTCTACAGGTAAATTTTGTTTTGGTGATCCCGTTACATTATTAATCCTCAACAAATTGCCCATTTCAAATGGAATTGAAACATTTTCAACTTTTTGAGTTGTTCTTGGTTTTTCTACATCTAAAATAGTAGTATTTGTTTTTTCAATATCATATCCCTTAACGTATGATTTTCCTGGAGATAACTTTATACACATCAAATCATCGGAAGGAGTGTTACCTGCTTCTGTTTTTTGATTTTCTAAAAATAATCCATCATTACCAAGTCTATTATTTAAAGAATTGTGTAAAGATATTTTAAATGGAGTTATTGAATAATTTCCAGATTCATCAAAAGTTCTTTGTGCAAGATAATCTCTAATTAGAGAATATTGTGTTTTTGTACTTACCTTTTTTATTTCTCCATTTTCAACTCTCAGAAGTTCAATAAAATCAGTATCAGTTTCTACACTGTCTATGCTTTTTTTTGTTAATGATAAAGATATTTTAAATCTATCTGCACCAGGGGCAGCATAATTTGTGAATCCTTTTGCATTATCATACAATGAAGGATCTTCTTTGGCTGTTATTATTTCTTCAGATACTTTCAATCCTATGCGATAAGTTGGAATATTTGAATAATAATCTAAAATTATAGTTTCTTTTGTTATCGCTACAAAAGATCCCCTTACAAAATAAACTCCATCATTAATAGATGCTGCAGATCCAGTAGATGTGGATTCTGATGAAATTAATGTTGCAAATGGAGTTCCTGAAAAAATAGTTGTAGTTCCATAAAGGATACTTTCAGTTGATATTAAAGATTCACCATCTGTAAATGGATTTATTGTGAAATTATTATCAGAATCTAAGTATTTTACATATATTGTAATATATTCTAGATCATTTGTATTATTTGGAATTTCAACCTTTTGTACTATAGCAGTTATTCCTGATATTTGCCCTTCAATTTTTTTACCAACATATTGCTCAATATAATTTGATATATTGACTCCCAAAGAAGTTGAATTTAACTTAACTGCAAAAAATTGAGAATCGTAAGTGACATTTCCAGGAATTACTACAGAACCTTCCTTAAAAATGTGACTACCAAAAGATTCAATTTGATTTTGTAAAATTGATTGAATATTGTTTAGTTCTCTTGTTTGTACTGGCCTTCCCGGATTAAAAAGAACTCTATAAAAGTTTTTTTCAGAGTCAAAATCATCAAAATATGGACTTACATTTAAATTTGTTTTTTGGGCCATTTTTTAGAATTCCAGAATAATTTTAATGTCTTCTTTTTGCCTAATATTTCTTGATACTAGGGGTCTATTGTCAATGTAGATAATATCTCCCGTCTTTTTATTTATCTCAGGATTGGCAAGACCATTTGTGAAAGAACTACCCAAATTTATAACGGAACCATTAATAGTTGTGGTGATTCCGGTTAGAGATGAAATTTGAGTTCCATTGAATCCACTATTGGTTCCAACTATGGTATCTTCTGATGTTGGTATTTGTGGATTAATAAAATTCACATTAGCATTTTTACTACTAGATATTCCAATATAATCAGTTTGATCATATGATGATCCATAATATAAAGATCTATCTTTAAAATATTTTAAAACTTTAGTGTCTGTGTCATATGAAGCAATATAACCAAATGCCCCTGTAGAATTTTGAATGATTTTTTCTCCAATCTGAGGGGCAATTTGGTTTACACTACTAAACTGTATTGCATAAAGTCCCGAAAACTGTGAGTCTGTGAAAGTTCCAATAGATCCATATTTTTCTGGATTTTTAAGAATTCCAATTTGACAAAATTTAGTATTAATTGGGAAATCTCTTGTCGAATCATCAAATCTAGAATAAATCATAATTTTATCCGCACCAAGTTCTTTATATAAATCATATCCATGCCCTTTAGATGGTGGAATTATTGGGATTAATTTTGCAGGATTTGAAATATTTCCAGATGGTTGCATTGTTCCCAAATCAACTATTCCATAGGTATATCCTGTTCCCCCAGAAGTGACATTTGTTTCTATTATTTCTCCATTAGCATTTACTGTTATAGAAACTTTTCCTCCAGTACCATCACCTAAAATATCAACTTCTTTTACATTATTTTCACCTCCCTGATAATTTTTTCCAGGATTATCAATGTATACAGTTTTTATTTGATTATTATTGATACTAGAATCTCCATTTTCTCTAACAGAAACAATTTGAGAATCTGTAGAACTGTTCCAATTATTTGGCAAAGTAATATATTCTGTAGAATCAAATTTTACAATGTCACTAGGAGAGACTGTAAATAAGTATTTCCAAAGATATCCATCATTTCCTAGTCCAGAAACTGATGGTTCAAGATCAGTAAAATCTGGTTCATATAATGATTGATTTCCCGTGGAATTAATCCCACTTGATCCATTTCGTATACAAATATAAACTTTATAATCAGTGTTCATAACATAATATTCAGAATCATAAAGTCTTGCTCTTTGAGCTATAGGACTTTTGTTAAGAATACTATAGTCATGCCTATACATGTCATATTTCTTTCCTCTTACCCAATCAACTCTTTTAATAACTCTTCGTATATTTGTTCCTGTAATTTTTTTACCAAAAAGAATAGTATCACTATAATGAGTTAAATAATCTAAATTATCTATTGGATTTGGGACAACAGCATTTAATGGATCTGCAGTCTCAGATCCATCCCAATTTGCATCTCGCGCAAATCCAGTATATATTCCAGGATTTGCCAATCCAACCCAAACATAAAAGGAATTTGATTGATTTTCTACCGAATCTATAAAATTGGTAGCATTCAATATTCTAAATTGATCTGTTACTATTGCAGACATTTATATGATTCTTTTTTTATATTTATATGTTTAAGCATATGATTAGAAATCAGCAGAATTGAGTAAATTATCCTTAATAATTGAACCATTATCATTAAATCCAATATTTCTTCTCTGAATAAATGGATAGGTAGATAATCCAGCACCATATCCTTCAGTGCTTATTCCTATGCTAGAAACCGCACCAGTTATTGCAATAGAAATTGGTGATGATGATCTAGTAAAACCAGATAATTTGCCCCATGATATTTTTCCAACGGGATAATTTAAACTTCCTGTAGTTGCAACTCCAACAATTGAAGTATTAGAATGAATGTTACAAGTTATAATTCCTGTTACCGAGTCAAATGCATGAACAAAGTAAATATTATTCAAATGAGATGTACTTATTGCAAGAACATCTGAATCATTTGTATTGATGGAAGTAACACCAGATCCAACTATAGTGTTTGAAATATAAATTGGATATCCAACTTGAAGATCAGAAATATCTCCATATTGATTTACTGAATTTACTGATGGGATATTAATTTGAAACTTAATTGCCAATGGTGCTCCAATACCTGATGTAGTTCCTATTCCTGTAATAGATGCATCAAATCCTCTAAGACCTGACATATTGATGTCAGTTATTTTTTCATACTGAGTAGAAAAATTAGTAGTAGCAATTCCCACATTATTATTTGAAAATATAATACAATCAAATTGATCAGATGTTTGTCGCTCATAATTGAATAAAGAAGCACTATCTACGAAGATTTCACCATCACTAGGATTGAAATTTTTTATAATACTTGCAGTTGGATAAATTTGTGGTTCAATAGATTCTCTAGATTTATATACAATATCTCCATTGATTTCGAGGTCAATTTTTTGCTTTGTCCAATACAATGGTTTTTTATTTACACTATCAATACCTTGATAAGTATATGTCTCAGTCTGAATTTTATCAGAACCAGATATATTTGATACAATTCTCTTGTTTTGTGTAATTGTATTATTAATATTTTTGTTATTGCTATAAATCTGAACAGTATCTCCAACTTTAATAGTTTCTGTAATATTAAACAGAAGACTATCTTGATCCCTAGTTCCTCTATAGAAGAATATTGAAATATTATCTTCTGGTTTAGGTGCAGTAGTGAATGTAAATGATGTTCCGCCACTAAATTCGTAAGAAATATTTGGTTCCTGAGGAATTCCATTTATAAAAATTAATAAAACTGATGCCAAATCTATTAACTGAGAATCATTAACCCCAGAATCAACTTCAAAACTTAAAAGATCTGAGTTATAATATAAAGGAAATCTAGTTCTTATTCCATCTTGATAATTTTTAACTGAATCTATATAATCCAATTCTCCAAATTGCCATGCAGCAAATGAATCAGTAAAAGTATCAAGAACTGTTAGTTCAAATTCACTAATTGGTTCCGACAAACCTAAAGCAGTTACTAGTCCAATCGGTTTAAATACATCACCTCTCCTAAATGAGTATCCATTTCTTACAATTTTGAAGTTTGTGACTTCAAATAGTGTAGATCCTATTCCTGTAGTAGAACTTGCTCCAACTTCAACATTCAATAATAATCCTGTTCCAGTGTCTGTTGTTGTTCCTATTCCAATTCTAGAAACTCCAATAATAGGAAGATTTTCATATGATGGTGAAGATATATTAATCATTGGTTCACTATATCCAGATCCTCCATCTATAATATTAAATGAAAGTGTTCCACCAGCACCAACTGAAGCAATAATATTGGCAACTGAACCACTATGACCATATTCAGTAACTGCTACAGATACCACTCCATTATATCCAGATCCAATAATGTCCATTGTCCCCAATCCTACAGATACAATAGATCCACCAACACCAATAACTGCAGTTACTGAAGATCCTACAAGGGGAGCATAACCTAAACCTGGAGTAGATCCTAAGGACACTATAATACCACCTCTAGGTAATTGATTCATATTAATATCATAATCTGATATAAACAAACCAGAATTTGATGATACTCCGGTAAATAATATACTACTAATTCCAACAGCAGTATCTTCTTCAATGATATAATTATTATTTGAATTATTCAGAGTAGTTGGTGATTGGAAAATATTATTAATAAAAACAATACCATTTCCACCACTTGTACCCAATCCAACGGTATTAATTCCTTGAGATGTTAAAATAAAAGTTTGTCCAATTCCTGTAAATTGATTTGAAATATCATCATATATTTGATTTGATGTATAATCTTGTCTCAAGAATACCCGTCCAGTAAAAGTTGCTCTTTCTCTAGGAAGATTACTTTCATCTGGTCCGATTAAATCTAATTGATTACCTCTTGGAGGTTCTGTAAAATAAATTTTATTTCCAAAAATATTATATGAACCTCTATGAATATCAACATTAGAAGTATCAGTATGAATTCCGGAACTAGAACCCAAAAATGCTCTAGTAACTTCAACTAAAGGTACATCTCCTGAGAAAGTTATTGGCCCAGCATTTGTTGTTCCCAATCCAACATTCGTTACTTTCATATATTCATTATCTACTTTTAATAAATCATTTGGATTTATTGAAGAAATACCACTAAGAGAAAATATAGTAGATGCTGCACTAATTTGACCATCATTTCCAGATAAAGTATGAGTTACATTGGAATATGTAACTGGATATTGAACAAGATTATTAATTGTAATTAATGACTTTTCATTTTTTTTGAACATCTCCAATTCATGAGCATTTCCAGTACCAAAAGAAGTAAAAGATACTCCAATTCCTTGATCAGCATATTCTTTTTTAGTTGCTAATCTGAAAGTATTACTATCAATTCTAATTGCATAAAGAACTTCTGGTAATAATGTTGTAACTATACCGACATAGTTTTCTGTTGCACCTATTCCTATTGCTGATGTACCTATGCCAATAAAAGTAGATTTTGGATTGTAAATCAATCTTTCTCCAGTATTGAAGAAATGATTAGGAATTGTACATATTCCAGTTGATATATCAATAGTTGTTATTGGATCAAAAGTTTTCATGAATATTGGAATATCATTTGAATATGATTCAAAATCTAATTTATCAATAAATGGTGAATTTTTGCCATAAAACTTAGAAGCACTTACAGATTGTCTGATTGGAGAATAAACTAAATCTGGGGGAAGGTTTACAAGATCCAAATCAGAATAGAAACATTCGTTAAAAGAAATTATTTCTTTTTCTTCAGATATTAAAGGATCTGGATAAAAATTCAGTATGATATTTGTAGAATCTACGGTCGCACCAAATGAACCTATTCCTGTAGTACTTCCTACAGATAAGAATGGGTATTGAGTTATGAAGATATCAGATCCATCATAAACAGTCATTATTTGATGTAAAGAACTTGTTTGTCCTACACCAATTTTTACTGTAGATTTTACTGAATTGAATAAATTTTTATCCAAAACAAAAATACTTGTAGATCCTGAAGATACATTATTGTAGTTTGATTCAAAAACCACAGTTCTCTCATTACCATCTATTTGCCCAGGTAACTTAAATCTATAGAAATCTGTTCCTAAAGAAGTTGATCCAAATCCAATATTTTTTGATCTTACTATAATATTTTCATTTTCTGTATTTGTATAGTTTAAGGATAAAATTCCACCATTTAAAGATGCTCCAAAAGATCCTATAAATCCATAACTTTCATAACTTTCATCGTCAAAATAATATTCACTGATATAAGTATCAGTTCCATCATGAACTAGATAAATTTGAACATAGTTCATGTTAGAACTATTTGTATTTAATATGTGAATATTGGAGTAGATTGAAGAATATTTGGAAGAATCTAAACTTATGATTGAGGTAGTTATTCCACTTGCAACTACTTTATTTTGAGCAATTAAATCAACACAATTTAAATTTTCAGTAGATCCTATTGCAGTTTTACTTGTAAAGGTATCTCTTAATATTTTAATATTGTAATTTGAATTGTACGGATCAGATGGGTCAAATTTTAGATAAAAATTGTTATCTTCAGTAACATATCCACTGATGTTTGCTAAAGTACTATTACTTACAATTTCCGAAACGGATAAAGTAAAAATATTTTCATTATCATTTAAAGTGATTATTTCATTAAATTGAATTTCATTAGATAAAATATTTTTAACTTGAACAAGAAATCTATTATATCCACTTTCTGAATTCAATGGTAAAATATTCGCAACATTCTCTATTTCGTCATTAGAACTTGAAAACTCATTACTAATATCATCAATTTGTAAGACTCTATTTGTTTTACATAGAATATAATCACTAAGTCTGACTTTTTCAAATTTTATAAATTTAGATTTATTTCCAATAACATCCACATCAACAACTAAATCAAAATTATTAATTGTATCTACTCTATTTTCCTCAACAAACATACTAACTAACGATAAAATAGATTCAACAGTTCCTATTCCTGATTGTGCATTTTCAATAAATTGAGTATCTGAAAAATTTTTAGTTCCACTAGTATGTAATAAATCATATACTGGGGATGATATCTCTTCCCAAGTTTTAGTGCTTTTTACCGTATATGAAAGATTTTGATAGTAATCATTATCTGGAGTTACTTGAGTATCATAACTAAGTTTTCCAGTATCATTCTCCCATCCAAAATTTTGAAGATTAAAGGAATTAGTATTATAAATTCCATTTGTTGAAGATAATGAGTCTATAACTGCTACATTATCTGATTGCAATCCTCTTATTTTTTCCCCAATAGATAGAGAATAACTACCTACTACTCTAATTACATTTTCTCGACAATCAACAACTTTCAAATTTCTAGAAATAAATCCAAATCCATTATCGGAAGATAATTGCTCTCCAATAGAAAAAGGAGAGAATTTTTGAATTACTTTAAATTCTGGATAATTTTTATAATTTACAATTGAAGCATTTGATTCTTGAATAGTTTTTGCTACTCCCGGATTATTTGTAAAGTCTGATATATCAAATTCTACTTTGTCTGGATTTAATGCATAGTAATTTTTAACTTCAAAAAAATTATATCCATGATCTGGAGAATTAAATCCATCTCCAGAGGAATTTGTTTTTTCTATTCCTTCTACAAATATCCTATCTCCAGGTTGGAATGGTTGTATTGAAAATCCAAGTAAAGGAGTAGTGATAAAACAAGTAACTATTCCTGAAGAAGAACTTTGAACTTTATCAATTGTTATCCCATTTGTATTGTTAATTGATTTAATTGTAACGGGATTAATTGGTAAACCTTTTGGGGGTATTTCAATATCTACTGAACCAATAGAAGATCCATTTAACTTTGCTTTTAAAAATCCAGAGTTAATAGATTCTTCAGTACTGGAATCTATTAAAATTAGATCAGGGGGTGAAATATAATTTTTACCACCACTTAATACATCAATCGTATCAATAGTATTTGATGATGCTATATAAGCAACTTGTGGAATTGCTGCTGTTGGTCTCAGTGTTTTATCTGAAGAATATTCAAATCCTTCATTTATAATTCTACTTTTTGTTATTTTTCCAATAGTATTTGAATATGGAATAATAAATGCACCTTTTCCATTTAAAGAATTTGAACCTATAAAATCTGGTAAAGATTTATATCCATATCCACCGGATAAGAGATTTATTTTACTGATTCCTCCAGTTGAAGTTTTAGATGTAGTATTATATTTTAAAATATCACATTCAGACTGATAATAGTTTAATTTCTCTGGAGTATTTTTTAGTGAAATTGTAAAAGTAGTTGTTCCAATTCCACTTACATTATAAGTACCATAATATAAACTATCGGTAAACAGTATTTCAGAGTAATTATTTACTTCTGAATCTGCAGTACTAATATACCCAGATTTTTCTAAATTATAATAAATTTTTTCAGGAACAAAATCTTTATAATTTATAGTCAATGATGCATTTGTGGACACTCCAACAGTTCCAACACCCGATACTACTTTTGTATTAGAATTTTCAATTGAAACAAATTCCTTTTTAAAATCTTTATCTGAGTAAATTTTAAAGTTGTATCCAGACAGAGAAGAATCTGATAAATCAAAAATTAAATTATTATTTTTGATTTGATTTATTTTTGGATTAATTAAACTAATTTCGTGAATTCCACTTCCCTGAGTGGTTAATTTCAATGTTTCAGGTGGATTAACCACTGAATCGTAATATGTTTCACATAATTTGATATTATCATTATCTACTTTGTATATAAAATAGCAACCAGTTGTTATTCCTGAAGGTATAGAACCAAGTGTATTAAAAATAATTTTATCGCCAGTATTTAAACTATGAGAATTTAATAGAATAGTATCAGATGTTGTGTTTATTCCCGAAGAACTAAATTGAGTAGGATTGATAATTATTTTCTGAATCAGAGGATCAAGTTTAATCTTTACTGATGTTGAGGTTCCAATACCAACATTTAAATTTGGATTTACTCTTAAAGATATTTTGTCACCAATCTGTAAGTTATGAGATGTTGAAACAGATACTACAGATTTTATTTTGCTGATATCTACTTTAATTTGATTTAAATCTGATTCTATAGAATATTGATAACTATCATGACCAGAATTCCACGTAGTATTTCTAAAGAATAAACCAGAACTATTTGTCGTTAATCCTACATTAGTGACAATACCAATATAATCTAATGACTTATTGATAACATACAATACTTCAGAACTTCCACTTAGAATATTGAAAGATAGACTTGTAGGAGTTTCAGATACAGCAATAGAATCTCCACCAGTTGGTTTTTTGAATATTACTTTTTGACCTGTTTTGAAGCGGTGATTTGGTATAAAAATACTTTGTGTCGGTATAAATTCTGAATAAGATGTAATTCCAATGTTATAATTAACATTTGTTCCTACACCAACTATTGTACCAATGCCAACAGATTTTGTTGGATTAAAAAATACTTTTGAATTTACTGTAGAATCAAAATATTCTGTTAATTTGTTTATTGTAAATGTATCCGGGAGAAAGTATATTGAAGATGATTGAGTGTGTATTCCGCCACTAGTTTCCCTACTTACTCTTATAACTCCATAGTTGTTGTAAATATTTAAAATTGAAAATAGTTCATTGTTGATTTTAAAACTACTTCCTACAGAAATATTTTCAGGAATAGATGTTAAATAAATGTCAGTAACTATTCCAGTAAGTGAATATGCAGGTATTTCCTTTTCTAATTTAGCGAAATAAGAAGTTACTCCAATTTGATATGATCCATCTAAAACAGAAACCTGAGTTGATACTCCTGATATATTGATAATATCTTTATTCGATAGATTATGATATGGGTAAATGTGTACATTTATGGAATTACCATTTTCCCAAGTTACTACTGAATCATTGTAATAATCTACAGTTGTCTCGATTTGTTCAATTTCTTTTCCGGTTATTTCGGAAACTTTTGCTAAAATTCCCCCACCACTATCATTGGATTCGAAATTTATTTGATCTCCTACTTTATAGTCAGAACCAGAATTTAAAATTTTCAATTCTGAAACACTACCATATGAAACGGATTCAATTAAAGTTTTTTGCTCAATGATTTCATTTGATTCTACAATAAAATCATTATCGGCATATTCTTCTTTGACTTTATATGGAGTAGTATTTCTAATTAAATTTGAACTATTGAAACTAAAAGATTGATCTAAGTTTGAATTTTCATTCAAATTCATAGATCTGTATTTGTTTCCAATAAAATATGGAAATTTACCAATATTGTTACCATCATTATTGGATTCAATAGTTGTGAAATAAGCATATGTTCCATTTGGAAAATCTTTAGTCTTACCAAATCTTCCATTATATTCATCTAAATCACCTGCATTAGTAAATGCATAATCTTCTACAAAATATCCTTCTGGGAAATTTGGTCTATTTTCAACAGTTACTTTAGAATATCCAGAACTTAATACTTTAACTGATGAAGATGAATATGGGTCAGAATAACCATAAGGCCCATAAATTGGATTTCCATCATATGCCCATCCAATAATATCCGAATGTGTTGAGGCATTTCCGGCATCTTTAATATGTGTGGTATATCCTACAATTGCATATTTGAGATTATTCTCAGTTTCTACTAAAATTTCACTAGCAGGATCTCTATATAATGCATTTTGAATACCATACTTATAAGAATTATTTAATGTTAATGATCTTATATTTGGTTGAAGTTTTGCATTTTGACCTGCAGAAATTGCAATTATAGAGGTAGTATTCTCATCATATCCTGCCCCAGAGTTAATAACTATAATGCTTGAAATTTTATTATTTGTAACTACTGGTCTTAATGATGCACCAACTCCATTACCCAAAACAAGTAAATCTGGAGTTGAGTAATATTCAAAACCTCCATATAGAACTTGAACTGATGTAATTCTTCCATTTATAATAACTGGTTTTAATTCTGCTTCTCTTCCATTTTTAATAGTAATTTGAGGTCTTTGGTGATTATTTAAAATAAGAGATCCGTAATCTGATCCTTTTTCATAGATATAAACATCTTCAATAGATCCTCTAATTAATGGAACTGCATTAATTAAACCTCTGACTTGAGTACTCCCAAGACCAACAGAAGTATAATCAACTGATAAGATAATTTTTGGGTAACTAAAAAACTGATATCCCGAACCAGTAGATGAAAATTTTACATAATTTTTTCTAGTAAAATTGGAATTATCAGTTCCACCTATTCCAATATCACAAATCCTAAAATTATCAGAATTTAGTTTTAGAACTTTATATGAATTTGATGTTGTTAATCCAGAAATATTGGAAGTTTGATATTCATATGAGACTACTTCTCCATCAGAAAACCCATGATTTTTAAAATTTATAGTATGATCAAAAGTTGAAATTCCAGATGGAGATACTCTAATTTTTCTATTTGAATAACCACTTCCTTCGGAAATAACTTGTATATCAACTAATCTATTTTTTACTTCAGTTTTGAACTTATGAGTTCCAGAATTTCCAATAGTAGTGAATCCTACAGTATTGATTCCTGATGAATAGTCTGAAAAATTTTGATATAGTCGAATTGTTTTATCATTAATTACTTCTGTATAATAAATTGCATTTTTTACTAATGTTTTACCTTGATCCAAATTAGAACCCTTAAAAGTTCCTATTCCAATAGAATTAAAGTTGTTGTTATTATAAACAAGTGGTTGTCCATTAATTAGATTGTGATTTTCTTTGAATGCTATAACTTCATCTACAGAATCTATTCCACCACCATTTAAAATAGATCTAGCATCAAATTCAATTTCTCTCGCATACTTTTCAAAAATTGGTTTAAATGAAGAATTTGATCCATTTCCACCACTTAATTGTATTGATATATTTACATCAATATCAAATTCTTGAGGATCTACAAATATTTTTTTAACGGAACCAGTTATCACTGGATAAAGAACAGCAGACCCTGTAGATATTGTTAAGACTGGTGGATTTATTACATCATAATTATTTCCACCACTTAAAACGTCTACATTTTCTAAAGGTCCATAATAAATTTTATCATTTGTTTTATAATTGTATATTTCAACTCCATTTTTTAACATTCCAATTGATCCTGGAATTGTTTCGTAAATTTTATTATCTGAAGTTTTTCTATCTAATGGAAACTTTTTTAGTAATTTTTGTGGAGAAATAGTTTTAGATTTTTGAGAATAAAGTATAACCTTATGATTTCCTACGATTGAACCATTCGAAAATTGTCCAAATGTTACAAAATCACTACTACCAATTGTAGAGGAACTTAAATGAAGTTTAATTGATTTTTTGTCCGATAAAACCTCCACAAAATAAGGACCTTCCACCAAACCTACAATTGTGGAATTTTCATCTGTGTAGTATAATACCTTATCTCCGGTTATGAATGAAATTACATCATTAAACTCAATGATACTATACTCATCATCGTCATTCTTTCCACTCAGTTTGGTTATAGTATATTCAAATACATTTTTTTGTATTTGATAGGATGGTAAAGAATTAGATGCAACATACATATATGCATCATTTTCATTGTATACATTTTGAATATCGGATGTAATCTTATCATTTCCAAATTCGATTGGAACTATTGGCGAATTTGCCTTTTTAAGTATTCTTCTAATATCATAATTTCCAGATAAATTAATATTCTGATTTATTGTAATTTGATTGGCGTTAAGATCAATACCAGTAATAATTGCAGTAGAAATTACATTTTCAGTATTTCTATCAAGTATTTCAATTGTGTCACCAACTGAAATACTTACAGAATCTATTTTTGATTTTATAGTAATTGTAAATCCAGAAAAATTATCTACTTGATATCTTGAACTTGTATTGTAAATCCAACTATTTGCAAAAATTTGCTTATTACTTTTTCCTTGCGAAATAATCTCACCTAAATTTTGAGGATATATTTCATCTCCTTCAATAAAATTGTAAGAATTATCACTTACAAAAATATCAGATATAACTCCAGTGATTATAAATTCTACTTTTTTTTCTAAATCGCCATTTTCATATCCATAATAAGTTTCATTTGAAATCAATAAAGATTTTTTGAGTACATTGACTGATTCATTAGAATTAATATAACAACCTAAAAATTGGTTGATTGTTTTTCTGGAATAAAATACCTCATAGTCCTCATAAAAAAAACTTCCAGATTCCGCAAATCCAATTGTAGAATCTACTGTAACTACTCCAGTTTTAGTAGAAGATAATATTACATTATCAATTACTTTTGTATTTGGAGTGACTGAAAACGTGCCAGTAATATTTGGATAACTATCATCATATCCAACAAAAAAGTTAAGTTTATAGTATGTCTTACTTTTTCTTGTGATTGTTTCTACTTCAGAAACTGAAGCACTGGTTCCCTCATCGGTAGATTTTTTAATTGTTTGTCCAGTTAATTTAGTTGGGTCTCCGGAAATTGCTTTAATTACTGCTACATTTCTTCTTATATAATCTGAATCGGATGACTTAATTAAAAATTGTTCTAGGTTAATTATTTTTGGAGTTTCTCCAAAAAGAACATTAAATAATATTCTAAAAGATTCTGGAGTTCCTTTTGTTTCATACAAACTCTTTGATTCTTTTATAAAATTGCCTACATTTAAATTTTCATTGAAATTTAATTCTTCTAATCCTGGAGTTAAAGTAAATTTAATTTTTTTATAAAATTCTTTTAAAAATAAGGAACTAAGATTTTCTACCTTTGATTCAAAATTATGAGGTTCTGATACTGATTCGCTAAAAACCAATTCTTCATATTGCAAATTCTTATGATAATTTGTAATTCCACTAAATCCACGAATGCAACCAGTAAAGGTATTCGTAGTTATTCCAGTATAAGTAATAATTTCATCATCTATTTTCAACAACCCATATTTCGAAGGGAATCCTTTGGTTGAATTAACGACAATATTTGTAGAAGATGAAGAAATACCAGATGTTAAACTCGTAAATCCTACAATAACTTCTGGAAGTAAATTATCTAATTTTAAATATTGATCTAAATTTTCAACAATATCAATTGGGCCACCTTGATATTCTTGTGAAATATAATATTGCTTTAGAAATTCCGCTGCTTTTGGATTTTCATCTAAAATAAATTCTGGAATCTGACTATCAATAATTTGTTGAATTTTAACTCTAGAATCAAATTTTGAATTTACCATATTACGACCTCTTTAGATCCCCATTTGAATAACTTGAACTGTAATAATCATTAGAAGAGAATAAAACTCCAGACATATCTTCACCAGAAGACATAATATCTTTAATCATATTTATTTTACTTTTTGAAACATCAAATGATAGATATAGATCTTTTAATCCAACAATATCATTTGATTCTGGAAAAGCTTGTATTTCTATAATATCTTCATTAAGAACTGTAGAAGTAATCGTAATCGCATTTAACTTTATTTCGCCAGTTTCATAATTTACTACTCCAGCAGACTGAACCGCAATTGATGTTTTAAAAATTGGTGTAGATTCAGAAGTTATTGATGTTAACTTTTCTCTTATAATTGATATGTCTCCGAAGTTAGATACAGTTCCATCAGATTTTTTCCTAGGAGTATCAGTAAAATAAACCATATCAGGTTCATTTGCAATCTTAAATCCCGTAGATTTAATATTTTTACCTTCAGGATTTACATGAAACTTATTTCCATAACAAATTTCATACTGAGTTTGGGCATTAATTTTTACTTTTAAATCTCTTCTGATTCTTACCTTTGTAATATTTGATGTAATTGATAAATCAGTATTATCAATTATCTGTAAAACTTTACTATATTTGAATCTTCCACCAAATGAATTCAAATTAGTTGATTGTGAATATTCATTTAAGGATTTGATTACTTTAGTTTTTAAATCTTCTATACTTGAAATCTTCGAATAATTATAATATACTGATGAATCAATTTCAACATACAATATTTTAAGATCAATAATTTCTGGATTAATACCAATTACAGAATAATTTTTAAGTTTATCCTTTATTTGTTTTTTATCAAAATCCGAAACAAAGGTTCCATTTTTTGGTTTAATACTGATCAATACTTTTCCATATTGTGGAGGAATTAATTCTTCTCCACCTACAACTGATATTGATTCAGTATTTGGATATATTTTTGATTTGATAATTGACTCATAATCTTTTACAGTAACAGCCCTATTTTGTGCTGAATAGAGTTTTGGTGCAAAATTTCGAATTGAATCAATATTTTCAATATCAGATCCATTCTGAGAATTTTGTAAAGTTGTAATTGTTACTACTGTATTATCATTTAAAATTGCAATATTATCATCTTCATCTCGAAATGTTCCAGAAAAAGTAAAAGAACCTGCTCCATTTCCTTCTTTTCCGTCAGTAATGATATAAGTTACTGTAATAATCTCATTGTTCTGAAGTTTTTTTCCAAATATTCCATCACCAAAGATAATTTCGTATTTTTCATCTTTGATTTCTTGAATCAAATAAATTTCAGAATTTGAATCAATATTTAAAATATCATCTACTTGTTTATATGATCTTCCGATTCCATTATCACTTATTCCCTTCACATAAACTCTTATAGTGGACGTATCAATATATGCGTTATCTAGTATAAATTTTTGATCTATAGATCCATCAACTGTAAATTGCTTTTTTAAAAATGTTCCCTGTTTAATTGTAATATTTTTAAAGTTGGCAATATTGTTTTTAACAGGAACAGTAACGTTGTCTGGTATTGAAAACACATAAGAAGTACCACTCACAGATCCAGTACATACCAATCCAGATTGTAAAGTTAAAGTTGTCGTTAAAACCTTTGGTTGAGCACTAAAAGACACAACAGCACTTGCTGCCGTTCTGGATTTTGGAACATAACCAATATTTCTTGCCAAGGACACGACATTTTCTCTTACAGTTGCAGAGTCTAGAAAAGACTCATTAACAACCATATTTGAATTAAATGCAGTAATATAAGTGTTATATGCTAATGTATCAATTAAAATTGAAAAATTAGAACCTTCAAAATCAAAGTCCGTGAAATTTGAATTCGCACGAAGATAATCTTTGATTGAGGTTTTTATCTGATCAAAATCTAAATTGGTAAATTTTGTAAAAGGCATTTTATCTTGTTGCCTCTAATATGAATGAAAATTGTTGAGATGGAATTTCTTGACCAATAATAACAAATTGAATAGTCACTTCAAATTCATTTGAATCTGGTTTGGGATCTACTTGAACGATTAAATCAGATACTCTCGGCTCATAATTTGTAACAACTTCTTTAATTTGATCTTGTATGATTGATGCTGATGCATAATCGACAAATTCAAACAAACTTGATCTTACATTTGAACCGAGAGAAGAATTAAAAAATCTTTCAGTACGAATTGTTTCAACTAAATTGCGAACGGATCTTATAATCGCTCTTTCGTTATTAAGAATAGGCAGATCACGAGTCACAGGATGTGGTTCAAAGGATAAACTAATATCTCTAAAGGATCTAGATATCCTAGTTATTGCCATTGTACATAGAAAATTCTTTATCTATTTATGCCTATTTCCAGGATGATCCGTATGTTGGTTCAGTTCCATAATTCCAATCATCATAATCTTCATCGTTTCTTATTTTTTCATGTAGATCAGTCTGTTTTTTGAGATTATGCTTCGGTGCAAGATCATGCATAACTTCTTGAATGACTCTCTTTGGTTTCATTTCATCATAATCAGTGATCAATTTTTTAGTTCCCCACATCTCATACATGTAATTACTATCTCTATCGACTGGTAAATTAGACATTTTAGCTCCTGTTTTAAAGAATAAAACAGAACTTTTATAAAGGAGGTTGCTATCTCCCATAAGTATTTAACGATCTAATTCTCTTAACTTATAATTATCTGAATTTAAGTATTTTAGTAGTTCTAATGCTATTAATTTTGGATTTCCTTCACCACAGGTATAAACATCAATCGCAATACATCCATTTTCGGGCCAAGTATGGCATGAAACATGACTTTCTGAAAGGGCAATGACTATGGTACATCCCTGAGGAATAAAACAATGTTGGTAAATGTTGAGAATTGTCATTCCAGCACGATTTATACCATTTTCCATAATTGCTTGGATGGCAATTCCGTCATTTAAAAGGTTAAAATCGACATTGTAAACCTCTAAAAGTAGATGTTTACCCATCGAAAACTGTTTCAATTTACTTTTTGCGAAAAATTTATTTATTGAATATAAAATCCCTTACGAAAATAGTCACTATCTTCAATAAAATTCATATTTTTAATTTTTTCATCGTCCCAAACTGGTATAGCAATCGAATTTCCATATCTAAAATTAGGATTTTGTCGAAAATGAACCTCAATTAACTTATTTCCAATAAATTCACAGTTAATATAGTCATAGTTCCCCTTTAACTGTTTTAAAATTTCAGGAAATTCAACCTCTTTATTGATTTTTTCCCACTTTTTCCATTTGTAAAGTGGATCATTCTCAGATTTAGTACCTAAGATCACTAATTCTGCTTTTTGCTGATAAAAATCAACACTTAAGTGATCACCAGTAAATATCTCACACCAAAATTCTGCTGGATGAAAATGATCAGTGCTTTTTTCTATCCATTCTTTACGAGCAAGACGGCCCATTCCGAGTAAATTAAAGGATGGACGAACAATATAAAAGTCGGATTCGGGAACAGTGGTTCCAACAGGACCACATGTATAACCCAATATCCGACTTAGAAATAATTTATTATAAACCCAGAGGTCTGATGGATGTATATGATTCCATTCATCATTGACATCTAGGTGATACATTATCCTTTCCCCTGTCCTCTATACTTTTTTCTTGCCCCATTACGAGATGTTGCAGAATACTTAGTACCATCTCCATCTCCCTGACGGGATTTCTTAGGAGGTCCAGGAATATAAGAACTGCTTTTATTCAGTCCACCTTTTGCTTTTGTAGCCATAAGTTATTCTCCACTAAAATTTCAGTTTCAAGATCTTCAGGTTTTGGAGAACCTGTCTGATAAAAATCAATTGACAGATCCTCCATTGTATTGAAATATTCTTCCTCTGTAAGACAAGTATAAATTTTTCTTCCCTTACAGAGAATATTGTAACGCTCGTTGCTCATCAAATCACTCTTGTTTTTTCGTGACCAACTCTGATACGTGGATCGCACCAAATTTGGAAACCTGCCTCTATTGCATCCAGACAGAATGATACATCTTCTCCACACATATCCTGAACTTCTCCAGATTCAAAGACTTGCATCTTTGGAGCAAACCAAGGATACTTCATTTCAGAATGTTCAAAGACTCCATTCTTAATCAGAACCCAGCCAAATCCAGTATAGTCAACTGTGAATGGTTTACGACGCTTGGAAATGCTTTCAACGGTCTCATGATTCATGACACCACCATTTCCTCTGAAATCTTCTTCATCCAACCAATGTGCGACTGATGTTGTATGACCATCTTCTGTGGCATACCAACCTGCCGCAATATCTTTGTCCATCAGAACCAGTTGCCAAAACTTTTCAGTATTGAAAACAATATCTGAGTCAATCCAGAGTTGCCAATCATATTGAAGTTTTCCATCCCAAGGAATTTGATTCGGTCCTCTTAGAACATTCGCACCTAAACATTTGCATCTTGCAAAGTTTACCATGGATGAATAGTCTTGCGAGATCTGAATACTTGCTCCTGACTGTACTAGATCAAAACACAGTTGAACAAAACTCTTGAGGTAAGTATAAGAAACTCCCCTGCCAGGCAGACAGAAGACGATAGATTTTCCTCTTACCATCTCTCTTGCCAAATTATAGTCCCATTCTTGTTCTTGCTGAACTGAGGGACTTTTTGCTGCTTTTACAGTAAATCCTTTAGCCATAATTTTTTGTAATTACTTCAGTATCATACAGTATTATCTATATGATGTCAAGAACTGCGTTCTGACAGAATTAGTTCATTTCCTTCAAGATTAAATGAGATTTCTGTGTCTTCATACCATTCTAAGTCATTCATGATTTGCTCAGGAATTGTGATGAAGTATTGACCACTGATTGGATCGATCTCTATGGGCGCAAAAATATCCCCGGAATTTTTTTTCATTTGAGTGAATATAAGTTTTGATTTTATATATGCGGGGTTTTTGAAATTTTTTGGTGGGGGGATTTTTTTATTATAGAGTCTTATATTTCTCTCGCTTCCGTAACACTTTGTAGGTTAGGGTAGTGTTGGGTTTTTCAATTAGGATCGCTTAACTGTCAAACACGAACGAATAAGGAATACTAATCGTTCGTGATTAGGGCGGCAGAGTATACCTAACTGCCGCCCACTAACTAACAATTAACCCAGCAACATGCCGCAGACGATGCTGTTGTAACGGTTGCAGATAGCGTCATCAGCATCATAATCGGGTTCGGATTCGGGGCGAAACGCTATCTCAACTGCCACACAATCGCAGGCAAGGATACCATAATCACGAAAATCATGGCATCGTGTGAAATAATTATCCTCATCAGATGGGGCAACAAAAAGATAACGATCTCCCAAATCTTCTAGGAATTGAGATACAATCGCTTCCTCTTTATCATCAAGTCCCGTATAATCATCGTTGACAATTGCACACATAAAGTGTGAAGGAATCACGTAAGGTTGTAGGTCGATTGTAGCGGTCATGACAAGAATAACGGTGGAAAGTGTAAAGAATAGGGGTGAGAACGTCACCCCTGAATGTAACTTACTTCGCCCAAGTTACGCGGATAAACTTATCACCCTCTGCAACTTTAGCGATTCCAGTTGCAACCTCTTTATCCTTTTCTGCCTTAAGGTTAATCTCAAGAACCTTAATCGCGGGAGAATACGTAACTTTATCGCGGGAGGTTAGTGATACCAACCCCCAGCAAGTGCGCTCAGAGGTTACATCAGCGGCCATCATGATGCCAGCGATCTCATCACGCAGACGCTTGCATTCTGCCTCCGCCTCTTTACACTTAGCGTCAGCAGTTGCGAGATGCCCCATAAGGGTTTCGAGCGTATCCGAAACGATGGCGGCGGGCAGATCGTAGGAGTTTGCCATTGGTCTGGGGCGGATCGGTTGAAAGGTCGTTTTCGATCCGTTGAAACAACATTAACCGCCAGCGCCCCGAGCAGACTGTATCAACCAATACCAAACGGCAACCCCATTCATCAGCAACGCTAATGGGTCAAACGCTTGACGGATGGGCGGTTGGCGTGGTTGGAATCGCACCAGCGTCAGGCAGTTTGTATAAAGAACTCAAACAGTGCTAAATGAATTAAACTCAAACAGTGCTAAGTATAAAAAACTAAGACAGGACTAAATGTAGAAAACTAAACCACACCACTGACTAACATTCTACACTTAATCCTGAGTTAGTTCTTTATGCTCAGGAAAAGTATAAAGAATAAAGAACTACTTAAGATTCATTCTCTATTCTTTATACTTTCATTCTTCATTCATTTAACTAACTCTGCAGGTGATCCACAAGACTTATAAAATGCAATCATTCTTTCTGCCTCTTGAATTGTGGTGAATGATTGTGTGCGCCATTCACAATTATTGTAAGGAGTTTGATAACGAATGATGAACATGAATCTAGTTGCGAATGTGTGTGAAATGTGTGTAATCTCGTCGAGATCATGTGAACTTGTGTGCGCGTCTCGACGAGATTCAATAATGATGCCTTGACATTACACAATTCGGATCATTAAACCAATCAGAATCCTCATAAGATTCTGTGATTTTGGTATCAACAAGATCGCAGAATTGCTTCATGCGAATCATAAGATCATCGGTAAGAGTCACCTTTCCGGTAGTATTCAGTTCGGTGATTTCTTCGGGGGTGAGAATAGTTTCCATGATGAAAGGGTGAAGAATGTGGGGAGGATTGTGCCTCCCCTGTATTGTATCAGATCAGAGGCGACCGTTGCGCCCCAGTGCCGCCCAGGTTGCTGCTGGTGCTGAGTGAATCTTAACGCCATTGCGGACCCAGACCAGTTGGCGAGTCTGCAGGGAGGTGGCAGGTGAGAGAGTCACGGGTGGTGTGGTGTGAACTGAGAGAATTCTACAGGATGGGTGGGGACCGTTGCCGATCCCCTTGTGCCAGTGCCTCAATTGGCACATTTCACAGTTTCAAAGCATTCCACCCATTCTGCTTCGGGATATAAGAATGCAACGCAATCATCAGTGAATGATGTTACATCTCCGGGAAATGCAGTATAGGTTGTACGCTCTTCACAATAATCATCCCACTGTGCATCTTGCCATTCAATTTCATTCCAACAAGATTCTTCATTCTTTACATTTTCATTCATCGTATTAAATTCTTCCCTGGTCATCACTACCTCTTCCAAAATGATGCGATGGCGTACTACAGTAACCAAATTATCATTTGAGGCAGCATCAATATCCCATCCAAGATTTGCAGCAATTGCAGGATGAATTTCTGTCGGTTTAGTCATTGTGTAATGTGGTGAACTGATACCAGTATTGCCCCAAACGGCACCAGAGTCAAGGGGTTGAACGATCAGCAATGCTAATGGGTCAGGGGATTGACAAGGGGTGCGGGTGCCGTGCTAGGATGAAGGTAGAACCTATTTTTGGTGGGGTTAGGTATAAAAAAAGGGAGGCGATTGCCC